TGTATTACTGAAAATTAAATTGAGCGGAAACTAGCGGATTTGGATGGTACTAGTTATTATGCGAAATAATACGTGATTATCGGGAGTAACTATGTCTGTATACTATAATAAGTACTACTGTTATACGAAATAGATATAACTGGATATAAAATAAATTATGCGAAATTGTGACGAGAAGTGATTTTTTGGTGGTCGGATGACTTAGCGACTATCGCATCTCTTTTTTCCTAAAAGGCGAACGACTATTTCACACAAAAAATACACGACTATTTGCCGATGATTCGCAAGAAAACATTGCGACTATTACTCTGCGACTATCAGCGGACAGCTCGTTACTATACTATATATAGGACTTTCAAACAGTGGTCGTCTGACGACTTTACGACTATTTCAGAAGCTGTTACGACTATTCCAGCCGGAACGCTACGACTATTGCTAACCTCTATTGGCTATCGGGCGAAAGCCCGAAAAGGGATACGGCGGTAGCCGCCAGTGGTTCCGCACCGCCCGCCGTGTCCCTGCCGCTGGACCGTACCGCCGCCGCTGGCATGGTCTGCGCTATGCTGCACTGTCTGGCATGGATCCATTACAGGGGCGCGCCCTTATATACCTTATTATAATGGGGCGGCTGCCCTGCCCTGTACAGCGTTCGGCGTGGCGGCGGTATCCGGGTATTGGTGGAGGTGCAGCGCTTGACGGTATGCCCTCTGGCGCTACGCAGGCGGCGTATAGGCGGCTTGTGTGGCTGCTGTATTGTGTGCGCTGGAATAGGGTAAATAAACGGAAAAGCCGCTGTAAAGCCCTGTAAACGGTTTTTGCGTTTTGTCTGTATAATTGCATGAATGATACAGATTGCGCTGTAAACGCTTGTATGTGGCTCACGCGCCGCTGGGCAAAAAGAAAAGCCCTGCACCGTGTTAGATGCAAGGCAAAAGAAAAACCCCGCCAGCGTGGGCGGGGTTGAGAATTTTATTAGTGCCATTCAATCAAGCGTTTTGTGCGTTTCAGTCCTGCTAACGTATAATCCCCGCTGACATTATCCCACACACGGGAGCGGGTGTTATAGGCGTATGGATAAAGCGTTGTCTGATTTGCGCTATCCCAATTTACGGCGTGATGTACTTTTCCGGTTTCGTCATCCACATAAATGCTAAGGCCGTTGATTTCGTGCTCTGTATAGGTTTTCATAATGACACTCGCTTTCTGGGCTTTTTGCCCTTTTTTACAGTATATCATATCACAGGCCCCAAAAACAGGACTTGCAAAAATATTTTTGCCCTTTTGGGTAATGGGGCGGGGTTGCTTTACGGTGTAGCCCCGCTAAAGTGTCCGATCTGGTCATTTGCTCGCTTTAAACAGCGCCGAAAAAAACCAGAAGAAAAACAGAAGTGCGGATAATATCACAGCTTGCACCCCCTTATACCACGCTAAAACGCTTGTAGGTGGTTTTGCTGCTGCATTCTGCATACACATCAGGATGCAGCGTCTTCAAAAGCTTGCTATCTAATCGGACGCTCTGCACGTCCTTATAAATGGCCTTTGCCGTGCCCTGCACCATTTCGGGCGCGCCGTGCATCATATCAATTATTTCAGCCTTTACAGCGTCGTTCATTGCTTCAAGCTCTTCAATTAGCCGCTTGTTTTCCCTGTATTCATTTACCCTTTTTTCAAAATCAGACATTTTTATACCTCCATAAAAAGATGCAAGGCAGAATTTGCTTTTTTGTGCCGTTCAAAATCAGCTTGTGTACCGTGCCCAAAATTAAAAGCGCCTGTAATGCGTTCCGCGTCCCATACACTATAAGCACCGGCACGGATAGCGGCTTTTACGTTACCACGATACTCTGTAGCAAGCTCCGGCTTATAAATATCAATTGTCATTTTTGCCCCTCCTTATTAGCTGTTAAGAAACGCCAGCATAACCAATGCACCGCTGATCATGCCGCCCACATACCAGAGGGCTGCCCACTGGGAAAAGTCAAGAGTAATCATCGTTTGCGCCCCTTTTTAGTCAAATTCCGGCATAGCCAAAATAATTTTTTTGCACCGTTCAACGCTCAAGCGATAGGGCTTTGACCTCATGAGGTTATCAGTTACAATCTGAGTGTATACCATCAATGGCAGCTCAAAAAGCCCGGCGCATTTTGGGTACAGGCGCACGGCCTGATTTCTGATTTCAGCGTTTATTTCGTCTGTCCTTGTCATGGTTTATACCTCCGTGTTTTTGCCGTTGGGGTTAATCCAATCGTTCTTAATATCGTACCGCTTGCAGTAGCGATAAAGGTTAATCAGCTGCACAAAGTCGCCAGCGTTTATATATGCTTCATTGTCCGGCGCATCAAGGGAGCAAATAAGGGTCGTTCCGTTATCCTCCCGCTGCACAAGTTCTAATTTTCTACCATTGTTTACTTCAAATACAAGCTTATTCATATTTATACCATCTATTAAAACCAGTACAATAAATTCATATCAGTACCCGGCTTGATGATCTCTCGGATGCAAGGATACAAGCCGTAATTGTCAATCTGCAAGCCGTATTCTTTGAGCTCTTTATTAAGCTTTACACGCCGCTTTTCAAGCTGAGTCTGCCGGGTTTTGAGCCACTCGGAATTATAATAGCGGCTGTCGTTGTCAAGCTCCCACGCTCTTGCATCTGCAAGCCCCCAACGCTGCACGCTGTCAAGGAGCTTTCTTGCTTTTTCGTATGCCTCAGTGGGCACACGATCGGCGGCTTTATCTGCGGCGGTTGTCAGTGTGTCAAGCGTGGCAAGGTCAAACGCGGCGCGGGCTCTGTTATACCATACACACGCGCGATGGCTGCGGCCTGCATAATCACTCGGAATAGGGCGGGCGGTGTAATCGATCTCTTTATTGTTCATCATGGTTTTGTCCTCCTGTTTTGGTGTATTGTGGTTGTAGTCCATATTTATCTGGACTGATTATATTATATCCATATATATATGGATTGTCAATACTTTCAGCAAAATATATCCATATAAATATGGATAAAATAAAGCGTCCGAAATTGTACACTTTGCCGGACACGTTGCGCAGACAGTCCAGCGTCCCGCGCCGTTACGATCTGCCCGGCGTGGGCGGTCTGGTATCGAGTGCAGACCGGTGCAGCGTGTCCAGCGTCCGGGCGTGTGCGTCGTGCCTTGCGTGGTCTGCCCTTGCATCTGGGACGGCCTACCCTGTGTAGTCCTTCCCGGTGCGCTGGATGGGGCAGGGGTGCACCGGCGGGGAATAGTGGCCGAGCCGGGCTGCGCCCGGTGAGCCGTCCCACCACCGAAAAAATAAAAAAGACCCACCCCACCCTCACAAAACGAAACCTATCTGATTGTGCAAGTCTCCAAAAATTCCGAAAAAAACAAAAAGACCCCTTACGGAGCCATTGAATGTGTTATACTGGCAAAGGAAAGGTGGAATTAAAAATGCAAACGTTCAGTGGAATCATGCTGCTTGCTGGATTTATTCTAAGTGTGTGTTGTATCGTCAATGCACTTAGAGGAAAAGGGAACAGTAAGTTCTGGTACGGGTCTATCGTTTGTTATATTTGCTTTGGTATATTCTACGGAATCTATCAAAAAGATGGCAGAGACTTTGGAATCGGCTGTACGCTGGTCTTTGTAGCATACGGCGTAAAGATTATCTGGAATCTCCTGAAGTCGATTGTTAAGCACGAAAAGTATTCAGCGAAGAAAGACTTGATTGCTTTAGTTGTGTGCTTAGTGCTAGTTGTTGTTGGCATGAATCTTCCGTATGACAAGGAGCTGGAAGCAGAACGCGCGGCGGCTTCCGAAGAAAAAGCAGCATCTGAAACCTTAGCTGCATCTATCAAAGCAGCGGAAGAAGCAAAATCTGCATCCGCAGAGCAGCAAGCTGAAAGTGAATCCGTATCTGAAAGCCAGTCTGAGCCCGAAGTTGAGAGCGAACCTCAGCCCGAGAGTGAACCTATCCATGTTGAAACGGAAGAAGAATACAAAGAATCTTGCAGAACCGTAGGCTACAAGGATTTATGCCGCTACCCGGAAAAGTACGCTGGAACAAGAATTGTAATCAAGGCAAAGGTACAGCAGATTATGGATGCTTCTCTTTTCAGCAGCGACAAGGCATGGCGCGTTCAGGATAACGAAGATGGGTATGATATGTACCTTGGAAACGAATACTATGCTGTTGATAAAAGGGAGAGCGGCTCTGTAAAGATTCTTCAAGACGACATTGTTACAATCTACGGAGAATTTACCGGGACAGCTGAAATCACAAGAGCATTGACAATGACAAAAGATGAAATTCCTCGCGTTGAAGTAAAGTACGCAGACCTTGTGGACGAATAAGGAGTGGACGTAAAGATGAAGAAGTTTGCTTCAGCAATTCTTGTTGCCGCTTTGATTTTTACCATGCCTATCAGTGCAATTGCTGCAAAAAAGCCTGATGAATGGTCTGGCCTTATTGAACTTGAGCAGACTAATGCAACACAGTATGAACCGTTAGGCATTAAGAATCATGGGTCTTATGCGTGGCGTGACGGTAGCACGATTTATATTTCTTATGCGCTTGAAATCGAGAATACGAACAAAAATCTTGCGGTCTGGTTTCCCCATATTGAAATCGCAGTTGTTGCAGAGGATGGCTCCGTGATTAAAACAGACGATGAATATCTGGACTGGGTTGCGGAAGATGATTCCTACTGGTATGCCGGATACTTCACATACGAGTATGACGGTACTATCCCTGCCGGTATCGAAATGGCTGTTTCGGCTCAGGACTATAACTATCAGCCGAGTGCAGGAAAAGAAGTTTTAAGAGCAGGTGAATTGGCTGTTACCAATACTTCAAAGCGTGGTAGTGGCTATGAGACAAGATTCACCGGAAAAGTGACTAACAACAGCGCATACAAGACAAATGCAAAGGTCATCGTTCTGTATAAGATGAAAGATGTGAGCGGAGAAGAAGTTCCCGTGTGCGGAGATATTGATTATGTCTTGGATATCCAACCGGGAGAGACGAAGAACTTTGAAATCCACCCCTATTCTGGGCTTTCCAATTATTCTTCGTGGGAAATCGTAGCAATTCAAATGTAATACAAAAAGCCAGCGGCTAGATGTTCTCTAACCACTGGCTTTTCTTATGGGCTATTTACGATTTAAGTGTTGGAAACATGATAGGAGCGCTGACTTCTTCCTTTTCCATGAGAATGTCGAGCAAACAATCATTGTATCCCATTGAATAGCTGTCCTCGCAAAAATGCTGTACGGACGTTGCTAGCGCTACACTTACAACTTCCCTTGACCGCTTATCCTCTGGCATGATGATTTCTAATGCCTGATTAAGGATTTCATGGCTTTTTTCTAAAACGGCTTTGTGCTCTTCATTCTCAGCTTGTAGCCGAAACATTTCTTCCGAGTAGTCCATCAGCACGTCTCCATTCTAATCTGCTCGCCAACAGGAAGATAGCCCGCTTCTTTGAGCTTGCTATAAATGAACTTCTGACCGGCTCTCGTCCAGCGAGTGACCTCTTTCGTCTTTCCGTTCGGCAGCTCGATCGGATGCCCGACAACGTATCCGTTGCCAAGATATTTCTTGTAAGGAATCCACTGCTTATTTACAACGTGCTGGATGCCCATTTCCTCAAGAATCTTGTTCAGCTTTCGAGCGGTCAGGCCGTAGTTCATGGCAATCTGCGTGGTTGTCAGGCTTTCGTCAGAGAGAAGAACCGCCTTTGCGTAGTCGGAATCGGGCTTCATCTTGGCATTTTCCGCTTCCAGAACCTTTACCTTCTTACGCTCCGTGTCGATAACACTGTTAGCGGCGATCAGAGCGCGGCTCAACAGCATCTCTGTCGATTCAGGCTCCGGGTTGGTGAGCTTCTGCTCCATCTGATTGAAAGCATCAATGTACTTGAGTTTCCATTCAAGGGCTTCTTTGCCGGTAAAACCCATAGCAAGCAGGGTGAAACCGTCACGGTTCATCAGGTACATGGAGTAGGTCTGACCGTTCTGCTCGTGGGTGTACTCGGTTTTGAAGAACATGGGGGTCTGCTCATTTTTGAGCACACCCTGTGACATGATGTTTTCTACATCTCGCATGACGTTCCGATGTTCTTTTCCGAAATTTTCTGCTACTTCACGGCTGGACACGACAACCTGTCCGTTCTCACTGATAAGATTGATAGCATATTTAACCTTTTGTTCCATAAAAACTCCTATGGTTCTTGCGGAACAAGCCAATTCCTGCTATAATAAGGCTGGAACAGCTTGTTCCAGTGGTTTTGATGATACGTTCGCTGCGGTCGGCAAACTTTAGCGGACGTATCATTTTTCGTTTTCATCGGTCTCTGGGATGGGATGCACCTCAAAGAACGTGTCACGGATGGCTGCGGCCTGTGCAACCATGTGTTCGGTGCAATAGGCTTTCAGCCACTGGAACTGCCGTTCGGTCAGCGCAACAGTGAACGTGTGATTGTGGCGTTCGAGATAAGGACTATACATAAACTCACCTCCCTTCATGTGGGTGCAATCAGTATACGCAATATGTTGTGGTTTGTCAATTACGCAAACGCTTAATGTAGTACTGGTATCTGTACAAAATCTAAAAGTTTGTAGATTTGCACAAAATTCAGCCATTATTTTTGTTTGCTCCCGCTTCGTACCCTGCCCGATAGTTCAGTTCTGACAGCTTACCCAGCGCTTCTGCGTACTCCCTGTCTTCGCTGGTCGGCTCTTTTCCGTGGGCGAGGGTTTTCAGAAATTCTTCGGTTTTCGTGGGAAAGTTCATGTTTTTTTCTCCTAACTCTTGCGGAGAGCAGCCCTTTTTGGTATAATAGATTCCGAAAAGGGAGACTGCCCCCTTGGTGGTTGCAGGTTCTCGTTTCGTGATGTGGATAAGCTATCAGCGTGACCGTCCAAAGTACTCGCTGGTAGCTTATTTTTTATGCCTTGATGTTCTCAACGTAGGATGCCACCCACTCGATACCCATGCGGATAACATCGACCTTTGAGATTCCCAATGCCTTTGCGCTGCTCTCCATGCTTGCGATCTGGCTCTCTGTGAGCCGAGTGCTTATCATGCGCAGCTTATCACGTTCCGAGGTTTCTGCTCGTCTTGCCAAGCCTATCACCTCGCTTTCGCTGGAACAAGTATAAAGCGTAAAAATATGCTTGTCAAGACCCAAAGTTTTACGGAAATGAAGTTTGGCAGAATTACTCCTTATTATAGAAAATTTTCTACCTGATTGTGATTAACTAAGTAAACACCCTTATACTACTCTAGTATGTATAAATACATACTAGAGTATATTTATATATAATATAAGCGCAAGCAAAGAAAGTCCAGAAATATCTTGACATCCAGAAATATCTTGATATAATAGAATCAAGAAAGGATGGCGAAGAAAAATGACGGCAAGTGAAGCGATAAAGGAAATTTTGAAATTGAAGGAATTGAACCAAGCGAAGTTAAGTGATATGCTTAACATTCCGCTTAAAACCTTGAATGAACGTCTAAGGCACAAAAACATTAGTGTCAACAAGCTGGATGAAACACTAAGGGTTATGGGATACAAGATTATGGTAGTCCCTCGTGAGACAAAAGTCGAAAATGGGTTTGACATCAAGTGATGGGTGAAAAAAATGCGTTACTTCTTAGCTAGAGTGTCTAGTAAGGAGCAAAGCCTTGCAAGACAGCTTAAAATCGCACGAGATCGGTTCGACATCCCGGACGAGAATGTATTTTGTGATAAAATGACAGGTAGTAGCTTTGACCGTCCGCAGTATAAACGGTTAAAAGAGACTGTTAAGGCCGGGGATGAAGTCATCGTTAAGGAATTTGACCGATTCGGGCGTGACAAAGACGAAATGAAGCGAGAACTTCAATGGTTCAAAGAAAAAGGCGTGATTGTTCGCATTCTCGACATTCCGACCACGCTTATTGACTTCCAAGACCAGACGTGGGTGCTGGAAATGGTAAACAACATCCTTATTGAGGTTTTGGGCGCAGTAGCTGAACAGGAACGTAAGAAAACCAAGCAGCGTCAGGCAGAGGGTATAGCTGCTATGCCCATTGTTGACGGCAAGCGAGTGTCAGCCAGAACAGGCCGTAGCTTCGGCAGACAGGAAAAGCAAGTTGACGAGCAGCAGTTTGAAAGCCTATTAAAACAACAGAAAAAAGGCGAAATCACTGTAAAAGAGTGTTGCAAGCAGCTTGGTATTGGAAAATCTACTTGGTATGAGCGTGTCGAAAGATACGTAAATAAAAATAGCGGCAGCCCAACCACAAGCCACCGCTAAGAGTACACCAAACCAACCAAAACAGGAAAAAGAATGGTGCAACCACAGTATACCATTCTTTTCTCCAACAGGCAAGAGAAAAGGAGAACAATATGGAAAAGCAAAAACCGTTTTATTGGGATTTTATCAAAAAAGATGCAGATTTGACATTTCGTTCGGTTTTCGATTTTGTAAACTGCAAAGATTTTACTTCCTTTATGCTGGAATGCCAATCTAAGAAATGCAATGTTTTGTTTTATGATGAAAACATATTTTTTGATTTCAAGAAAGAAGGCCCTTCCGAAACGTTTAAGCGGCAAATGAGAGTTGCTCTTCTTACATTTATTTTGGAAAGTATTCCCGCAATAGCAGAAGATTATCTTGCGTATTTTAAGAAATACGCTGGATGGAAGAGCGATAAAACGTTTACTCCTACCTTAATCGAAAAGAAGGAAAGACTTGACCGCGAAACGTGGCTTGATGAGCAAGCGAACATTATTTGACCCGCCAGACATGGTATCGGATTGCTGAACAGAGAAAGGCTGGATAATATGCAGGGAGAAGAACTGATTGTTAAGAACGGAAGCATCACGCTACGGTCTATGCTTGACTTTTGTGGATTCCTTGAAATTAAGAGGTTTTTGGAAGCCTGTCATTCGGAAAACTGCACCGTGACTTTTGCAAACGAGGAAATTGTCATTTTCCCGAATGAATACGATGCTGCTAAAGATGCTCTCGTCTTTATTTATGGTACACTGGCAGAAAGACACGGTATTATCGAAAAGTATCTTCGTTACAAGTTGATGCTTGGGGATGAAGAACCGAAGCCTACTTTATATAACCAGTGAAAGGAGTAGCTCATGGACAACAAAGCTGTGAAAGTTCCGGAGTGGTGGAGCGAAGAAGATATTCGTGTTTTGACTCAAATGATGAACGGAGGAAGCCTTTTGGACATTATTCAGTGTGCAGAAGAATGCCGAAAGTCCACATGGGAGAATAGAGAGTTTTGCGTATATAAATTAGTTCGTGCTGCCATCAAAGCAGCGGAAGGAGTTTGAAAACTAAGTCAATAAAGAAAATTTCTAAAACAGCATTATAAAAACCGAATATTTGATTTTTGTGCAGTTGTAGGCACTCTTTACATTTTCAGGTAGGGGGTGCCTATTTTTTTATGCAGCCAAAGCAGTGTATCGCCATCATTGACAGCATCAAAGCGTATGCAAAGCAGAATCCGACCGAAGCACAGGTCTACGAGGACTGGTTTCAGGCGGTCGTGAACCTGAGAGACGCTTTGCCGCAAGGCAAGCGGTTCGATGCCTACAAATACTCTGGTGAGCTGCGCTCTGTCTGCGCGGCCATGATGGGCAAGATGAAAACAGGCGAGGACGTGGCGAAGGTCTATGACATTATCAGCCGGACGTACCTGTTTGAAGCAAAAGACGTGTTCGACAGTTATTGCATCTACCTTGAATGGAACCGTGCGCCGGAGAAGAAGTTCTATCAGCCCAGACGCAGAGTGCTGAAAGTGCTGGCAGATGACCTAGAGGACTTGTTTTATAAGCGGATAGATTTCTTGGGGGTCAGCCTTCCGGCTCGCGTGGGCAAGGCTTTGAGCGATGATACGCCGATTCTTACACGAAACGGCTGGAAGAATCACGGCGATTTGCAAGTTGGCGATGAAGTTATCAGCCCGAAAGGCCAGTTTGTGAAGGTGCTGGCAGTTTCGCCTAAGTGTCAGCTTGATGTGCGATGCCATTTCTCTGACGGCACATACATTGACTGCCACGAAAACCACGAGTGGCCGGTCTTTAACCGCCATAAGAACGGATTTGATGTGGTCGAAACCAAGCGGATGATGGAGGATTATGTTACCGATACAAAAGATGGCATAAGATTCTGTTATCAGGTTCCGTTCAAAAATTTTGTTGAGGGAGAATATAAGAAACTGCCTGTTGAGCCGTACACATTGGGCGCATGGCTTGGCGATGGCCGCAACCAACACCCGGATATTTGCGAGCCGCCTTGTGATCGGGTAATTGTTGAGCGCGTCATTAACGATGGATACCCGGTTAGTTGGCATACGGTTCACAAGGACACTGGTGTTGAATACTACGGATTCTCTGGTTTGCGACAAGCACTTCAAAAAGGCGATATGTGCCATAGTCACCGCCGCTGCGTGAAGCACATCCCAGAAGAATACTTCACAGCCAGCATTGCACAGCGTATGGAATTGCTTGCCGGTCTGCTCGATACAGACGGTACGTTACGGGCAAAAGAGCATCGGTACGCTTTTTCTACCACAGAGCCGCAAATGAGAGATGATTTTGTCACGCTGGTTTCTACCTTTGGATGGAGATGCAGCGTGGTTGAATATCCACCTCGCGTATCGTCTAGTGGCATTAAAGGCAATCTGACAGTCTATTCCATCTCTTTTAATCCTACCTGCCCCATTCCTTGCGTTGTTCCTCGCAAGCAGTTAAAGGAGTTTTCCAAACCTCGCCGTGTGGCGTTTTGCGGGTTTGAGCGCATCGAGCCGAAGCAAGGAAACTGCATTCAGGTTGAGGGCGGCGTGTATTGCGCTGGCAAACGGCTAATTCCTACCCATAACAGTACCCTGTGCATTTTCTTCATCACATGGCTTATGGGAAACCGCCCGGACGTTGCATCGGTTATGAGCGGGCACTCTGACAAGCTGACCAACGGCTTCTACGGCGAGGTGCTATCCATCATCACCGACCCTGTTACCTACAACTGGGGAAAAATCTTCCCTGACGTTCAGCTTGTGGACAAGAGCGCAAAGGACGAAAGCGTTGACCTGAATCGAAAGAAGCGATTCCCCACCCTGACTTGTCGCTCTATTGGCGGTACTCTGACTGGCGCTGTTGAAATCGGTGAGGGCGGCGTTCTGTACAGCGATGACTTGATTGAGGACTTGGAGGAAAGCCTGAATGTTGAGCGCCTAAACAATAAGTACGATGCCTACCTTAACCAATTGAAAGACCGTAAAAAGCAGGGAGCATTAGAGCTGATGGTCGGTACACGCTGGAACGTTCTTGACCCTCTGGGGCGCATCCAGAACCAGTATGCAGACAACCCGAAATACCGCTTCCGGGTAATTCCTGCGGTGGACGAGAACGGACACAGCAACTTCAACTATGACTACGGCGTAGGATTTGATGACGCCTACTATGCCGACATGAAAGCCAGCATTGATGATGCAACATGGTGGGCAAAGTACATGGGTAAGCCCTATGTGCGTGAAGGTCTGCTGTTCCCTGCCGATGAACTGCGGTATTTTAACGGTGTTTTGCCTGACGGTGAGCCTGATCGCAAGCTCATGGTCATGGATATTGCATGGGGCGGCGGGGACTTCACCGCTTGCCCTATCGCTTATGTGTATGGTGACGCTGTGTTCATTCCAGACCTTGTGTTCAATAACGGCGACAAGACCGTGACCAGACCGGAAGTCGTTGGCAAAATCATCCAGCACAAAATCAATGTGGTGCGTGGCGAAGCCAACAACGGCGGTGACGAATATTGCGATGTGGTAGACAGCCAGCTCCGGCAGCAGGGCTATCACTGTTCTGTTCGCAGCCAGCGTGCGCCAAGTGGTCAAAGCAAGCTGTCCAGAATCATCCAGTATGCGCCGGACATTAAGCGGTTCTACTTCCTTGACGAGAAACACCAGTCGAAAGAGTACAAAGCGTTCATGGAACAGGTGACGATGTTCACGCAGCTTGGCAAAGTTCCGCACGATGATGCACCGGATAGTCTGGCACAGCTTGCCGATGAATTGTACAACGGAATCAGTAAAATCGAGCCTGTCAAGAGGCCATTTTAATAATTCCCCTAAATAGCCGGGTGCGTAGGCATTAAAATTTGATTTGCCTATTGACATGGCTTACAATAGTACCAGGAAGATTTGCAGCTTCCTCTAGGTATTGCGTTGGCGAGATTTTTTAAGTCATTTTTACTCGTCATTTGTTGTGTAATACCCTCCTTTCTTACTCACCCACGACAGCCGCCTTTCTCTGTCGTGGGGGTTATATGTTGCGTTTCCGAGTGGACGGAACGTTGTTTGTACTCCCCCAACTGACACGAAGCGGTTCAAACCCGCTACGCAGCGCAACCATCCTCTTGCTTTGCATGGGATTTCTCTTTTGACACCTCGCCGCTATTCCCGGCTCTCGATGCAAAAGGCTTTTTCAATTTCTCCTTTTGCAAAGAGCAGCGGTAAAGTAAGCCGGGTCTATCGCGGAGTGGAGCAGTCAGGTAGCTCGCTTGGTTACCAAGAGGCCGCTGGTTCAAATCCAGCTTCCGCGTCCGAATCGCAGTCTGAACCATTGCCTGTCCGGCAAACAGAAAGACTGTGAAGGTTTTCCGGGCGGAAAATAGCACGGCTGGAAGTGCGAACAGTTTCCCAGTAGCTTCCGACAGGTCTGTGCTCAACAGCCTGTTTCCAGAAATCCAACGAAAGGAGCGCTCATGCTAGTTAGAATCTGCTGTCCTTGTATCAGGCAAAACCCAATCTATAAGAACGTCCGCTGCAACCGCTATCTTGGCGAAGTAGACGGACGATACCATTTCAAGTGTGACAGATGCAAGGGCGTAATCGAAGGAGACACAAGGGAAGGATGGGTGAAAATCATCCATCCACCGGAAAAGTAAATAGCTTTTGAAGCGCAGTTTTGGCGCAGTGAGATAGACCTTAACAGGTTTTTCTTGCTGCGCTTTTTTATTTTGCCGGAAAGGAGGAACACATGGCTGAGTATCAGATAGTCGTTGGCGGATTTTTGAATAATCCGCTGACCGGACGCAGACCGATTGAAACGCCGGAGACGGAAATCAATCGGGAGAACGTGCTGAAAGTGGTAATGGGAAAGGCAGAGCCTATTCATCTGCTGAACAAGAATGAGATTCGTTTCCTGCACAACTACTACTTGGGCAGCCAGCCTGTCCTCCACCGCACAAAGGAGTACCATGCTGAAATCACTAACCGCATTGTTGAGAACCACGCCAATGAGTGCGTGGGCTTTTACACAGGTTATATGAGTGGCACGCCGTGCTCTTATGTGCGGTCTGAAACGGCAACAGGTGACGGCGAGGAAATCGCCCGGCTGTCTAACGCTTTGCAGTATGAGGGCAAGGACGCGCTTGATCGGCGGCTCTGGCAGTGGATGTTGGAGTGCGGACAGGGATACCGCATCGTTCTTCCTGACAAGGGGTATGGCGGCAATTACCCGGACGAAACGCCCCTGTTGGTGGATGTTCCAGACCCCGACATGGCGTATGTGATTTACAACTCCGGCATCGGACACAAGCCGATTGCCAACGTGCTGCACATCCCGCGCAATTATCAGAACGACTTGAACGACCTGATTTGCGTGTATACGCCAAACCAGTACTTTGAAATCGACAACGGCAAGGTCACAAAATCGGAGAATCATTCTCTTGGAATGCTGCCGATGGTCGAATACAAGCTCAACCCGGAGCGCATGGGTCTGTTTGAACCGGCCATCCCTGTTCTGGATGCCATCAACGACCTAGAAAGCAATCGTCTAGACGGCGTAGCGCAGTTCATTCAGTCCATCATGGTGTTTACCAACTGCCTTGTGGACAAGAATGCTCTCGACCAAGTAAAAGAGCTTGGCGCAATGTGCCTGAAATCCACTTCCGGTATGCCCGCATCTGTTTCGCAGATTGCCAATGAGCTTGACCAGCAGCAGAGCCAGACCTTGCTTGATTCCATGTTGAACGTGTACCGCAGCCTGACTGCTATGCCTAGTGCTACCGGCAGTGAGAACGCAACGTCTGACAACGTGGGCGCAGTCATTGTCCGCAACGGCTGGAATCACACAGAAGCAAGGGCGCAGCAGTACGAGAATATGTTCAAGTTCTCTGAACGCCAAAGCCTGTCTGTGATGCTGAAAATCCTGCGTGATACGGCTGGTTCTAAGCTGATGGCAAGTGACGTTGAAATAAGACTGCCGCGTCGTCAATATGACAATCTGCAAAGTAAGGTTCAAGTCTTTATCCAAATGCTTGATTCTTCGGCAGACCCGCATTTGGCTTTTGAAATTTCTCACCTTTATACAGACCCGGAAGCTGCATATCAAGCAAGTGTGCCTTTCCTGATTGCCGCTGGCAAGCTGGGCGAGGACGGCAAAGCTCCGAGACCGCAGGAGAAACAGCCTGAACAAGTTGTTGATGCCAACAAAACATCGGACGGACAGGCTGACAGCACCAATAAAGAAACAGAGGGCAAATAACCCTTTGCATATTCCGGCAGGGAAGCCGGGATACAAATTTCGCAGCGTTGCAGGGAAGCAACGGTAAAAAAACGCAGGAGGAAATTAACGATATGAAACTCAATGTGTTGCTTGGTGATGCTTACAAAGAGGGCATGACCGCCGATGAAATCATTTCTGCGCTGGAAAAGGTTGCAGACCCTAACGCAGAGGTCGAGAAGCTGCGCAACGCCGTGACGAAAGCCAACGGCGAAGCCGCCGAGTACAAGAAGCAGCTCAAAGCAAAGCGTACCGATGACGAGAACGCCGCACAGGAACAGGCTGACAAGCTGGCAGAAATGCAGAAACAGATTGAAGCCCTGACTGCTGACAAGGAAAACCTCGTCAAGGAAAAAACCCTTGCATCTTACCGTGAAAAGTTCGTTGCACAGGGTTATGACGCTGAACTGGCTGGCAAGGCTGCATCTGCGCTGGCTGACGGCGACATGGACAAGGTGTTTAAGTTCCAATCGGAATTTATGACCGCCCATGACACCGCATACAAGGCTTCTTTGCTGAAGGATATGCCCACGCCTCCGGGTGCGGATGGCAAGGGCGGCTCTGACAGCGAAGGCGTGGCGTTTGCTAAGAGCCTTGCACAGCAGAACGTAAATACTTCTAAGGCATCGAGTGACGCAATGAGTGCTTTCCATTAACAAGGAGGAAAACATGAAGTTTACCCGAAACACGGTCAACGGAATCAACGATACCATCCTTGCTTCCAATGACTACACCGCCATTCCCTTTACCGTGACCGAAACTGCTGCGGTTAAGGCTGGCTATCCCATGACGTTGGCTGGCAAGAAAGCTGTTGCTGCTGGCGAGACTGGTTCTAAGACGATCAACGCTGACGGCATCCTACTGTATGACGTTGACCCGGAAGAGAACCCCAACGCCGCCCTGCTGATTCGTGGTGTTATCGACACCAAGAAGGCATCGGCAAGTTCCAGCTTCACCTTTGACGCTGACGCAATCAAGGCACTCAAGACTGCCGTTCCTGGCATCTTCTGCCGTGACAACATCAGCGTGAACGCTTAATAGGAGGTAAAACAACATGGCACTGAATCTTAAGGAAGTCTTTGCCCCGGCTGCGATTGCCGCCTATTGGACGAATGACCCTACTAATGCGATGCCCTTTGCATCTGACGCACTGTTCCCCGCTCAGAAAAAGGCTGGTCTTGACCTGAAGTGGATTCGCGGCCACAAGGGTGTTGGCGTGTCTCTGATGCCCAGCGCATTTGACGCAAAGGCTACGTTCCGCACCCGTGAGGGCTTCAAGTTCGATGAGACCGAGATGCCGTTCTTCCGTGAGGGCTACCATCTGGGTGAGAAAGACCGTCAGGAAATCTTGCGTGTTCTCGACAGCAACGACCCCTATGCCCGTGACGTTGTGAAGCGCATTTATGATGATGTAAGCGATCTCGTCACCGGCGCACGCATCGTGCCTGAACGTATGATTTGGCAGTTGCTGGCTCCTGCAAATGGCACTCCCGGCATCACCATCAAGGCAAACGGTGTGAACTACACTTACAATTACGACCCTGATGGAACGTGGAAAAAAAGCAATTACAAGGCACTGACAACTTCCGCAAAGTGGGACACTCCCGCTTCTGCTACGCCTATTTCTGACCTGATTGCTGCGGCCGATGCTGTCAATGATGCAACTGGTGAAGAAGTCACTCGCGTCTTTATGAACAAGGCTACGCTCGCGAAGATGATTGCTGCTGATGAAGTAAAGAACCGATTCCTTACCATCAACAATCGAACCACTTCCGTTCTCACCGCGAATGAAGCAAAGGAAGTTGTTCGTCAGGCAACTGGCCTTGAGATTTTCACCTACAACAAGAAGTATCGTCCTGAAGGCGGTGGTGACACCGCAAAATATCTTCCTGACGGTTATGTTGTTCTGGCTCCTGATGGCAAACTCGGTACGACTTGGTATGGCACTACCCCTGAGGAAGCCGATCTGATGTCCGGCCAGTCCGGCGCATCCGTGTCCATTGTGAACACCGGCGTTGCCATTACCACCGAGTTGACCGTGCATCCTGTCAACACTAACATCTATGCTTCTGAAATCGTCCTGCCGTCCTTTGAGCGCATGGACGCTGTGTACTGCATCAAGGCTTACTAAGGCGAAAGGAGGAAAGCAGCATGGGAGACCAGTATTCTGAAGCGGCAGTCAAGCTGGGACGGTACATTGCTCCTGCACTTGACCGTGAAGTCACGGACGAGGACTACCCACTCTTCGACCTGCTGCTTGATTTCGCTAAAGATAAGATATTTGCGCAGGGCTATCCGTTCGGGAACTACCCGGACGAACTGCCTGTGCGGTATCAGTCGTTGCAGATACGCATTGCAGCGGAACTGTACAACCACATCGGCGCAAACGGACAGACGAGCTATACCAATAATGGCATTACTCGTGTGTGGGAAAGCTCTGATGTAGCGCAGTCCCTGCTGAATGAAGTGGTTCCGAGAGTAGGTGTTATCGGCTGATGTTCAATGGAAGCCCGCTGGACAAGCGTCCGCTGTGGTATTCAAATCCTATCGGCGAGAAAGAACCTGTTGTGGACGAATGTGGAAACGAAACCGGCGAGACATCACAGACGTGGAGCGCCCCTGCAAAGCTGATTCTGAACGTCAGCCCGCCTACTGGTTCTGCGGAAGCAAGTCCTTTCGGCGCGTTCACGGATTACAGCTACGTTGTCAGTTCGTCCAGCAAAAAGCACAACACACCGCTTTATGAAGGTACGCGCGTTTGGTTTCAGACGGACGTTTCAAAGCCCTTTAACTACATTGTGGTCAAGGTCGCAGAGCATATCACGGACACGTTGTATGCGCTGAAAGAGGTGGCTGCAAGTGAAAATTAAAGTGAGGTTGAGCGATGCCGGACTTCGTGATGCGGAACGTCAGATACAGGAGTACAAGGCCACCCTGAACAAAAAAGCGCAGGAGTTTGCAAAGTCGTTGGCTGACAAAGGGCTTGATGTAGCGAAAGTTCGCTTTGCAAATGCAGAATATGCCGGTAGCAACGATGTCTCTTGTCGTGTTGAGCAGAACGGAAACATTTGCACCATCATTGCAGAGGGCAAGTCAGTCGCCTTTATCGAGTTTGGTACCGGTGCACATCACAACGGATATGGCGGCGAACTGCCGCCCGGTGTTGGTGCGCATGGCTCCTATGGTCAAGGCAAGGGTGCTGGCAGACGTTGGTACTACTACGGTGACCCCGGTAATGCCGGAACCTATGTGGATACCGTTCCCGGCAAGGGACAGTTGAATTACACCAGCGGTAACGAACCAGCTATGGCTATGTGGGGAGCTGTTGAAGAAATGGCTTCTCAGGTAGAAGCAACGTGGAGGGAGGTTTGGAATAGTTGATTGATTATTTCAATTCTATCTTTACAGCTGTTGCCAAGGAACTGCGAAAGCAAGTGCCTGGTATCTTCGTCACTGGCGAAATCAATGACAGCAACGTCAAAAAGTTTCCATGTGTGCAGATAGAGGAAAACAGCAATCTCCCGGTTCATCGTGATTCTGCCAGCCGAAGCAAGTATGCTGCCATTTCCCTGCGCGTGCGGGTCTATTCCAACAAAACCAGCGGACGCATTTCAGAAGCCCGCTCCATTGTGGACATCGTGGATTCTGTATTGGAACCGCTCAATTTTTATCGCAAATCGTTTGCCCCGTTGAATGGGCTGTACAACAATTCCGTCTATCGGATTGATTGCAGCTACGGGGCAACAATCGGAGAGGACGGAATGATTTACCGAAACTAAGGAGGTAAACATTCTATGAGTACTGCTATCTCCGGTCTGAATACCACCCTGTATTGTGGCGACAGCGCAACCGCTTTGACGAAGCTGTGCGACATCAAGGATGTGCCTGACCTGATCTCCGAGCCGAACCTTCTGGATGCAACCACTCTGTCTGACCCCATGCAGGTCAACATCTTTGGTATCATCCAGAGCGACACCAAGTCTTTCACCGCCAACTACAACAAAACTGACTACAAGAAGGTCAAGGAAGCTGGCTACGATGAGACTTCCGAGAGCAACACCGTGAAGTACTACGCCCTGAAGATGCAGGACGGCTCCGGCTTCACTTGGCAGGGTATGCATCAGGTTGGCCTGTCCGGCTTTGGCGTGGACGAGGTTGTGGAAATGACCATCAACTGCATCTTCACTAAGAAGCCTGAGTTCAGCGAGACCCTGACTGTCAACGGCGGCTAAACCGCAAAAATCGAATCAATCAAACCGGGCAGAACTGAACATCGGATTTGGTTCTGCCACTATTTATAAAGGAGAGCATTTATTATGGCTACAAAGGTTATCAATTTTCATTCCCCTGATGGCAAGAACACTTATGAGCTGACTTTCACCCGTGACAGTGTGGAAGCCACCGAACGTGCAGGCTTTCAGATTGGCCAGTACACACAGATGACCAACCTTCTGTCCAACTCCCGTGCCCTGTTCTACGGCGCTTTCATCGCACGGAACAAGGGAATCAAGCGCAAGGTCGTTGACGAGATGTTCCAGCATATCGAGGAGAAGGAAGACCTGATGGGCATTTTGCTTGAGATGTTTATGGATGCTTCCAAGTCTCTGCTGGCAACTGACACTGAGGACAAGACTGCAAAAAACGCAACGTGGGAGATTGTGTAACCGCACAATCTCAGGAAGCAGACGGAGAGGGAGAGCCGTTTTCCTTTTCCAAGCTGTTCCACGATGTAGAAGCCTATTACATCTCCATCGGCATGACATACGACCAGTTCTGGTACGGCGATGTCTGGCTGGCGAAGGTCTACCGTGACGCAGAGGAGCTGCGGGAACGCAGAGCCAACGCAGAAGCGTGGAGAAACGGCTTTTACATGGCATCTGCGCTTTCCTCTACGGTTGGCAATATGTTCCGAAAGAAAGGGGCTAGACCTATCAAGTATATAGATAGACCGATTCCCCTTACTCAAAAGGAGAAAGAAGAGTATGAATACCAACGTGCTGCGGAAGCACAGGAGCGAATCAAACGTATGATGTTCTCCATGATGGAGCAAAAGGATGGTGGTAGTGATGGCTGATGTTGATATTACAAGCTTATCCGTAGAAATTTCTGCGGAATCCAGCGGCGCAGAGCTTAATATCGACAAGCTCGCTACCGCCATTTCTAATTTGCGGACAAAGGGCAACGTGACGAAGGTTGTGAACAGCCTTGACAGGCTGTCCGCTTCCATTTCTGCGCTGAAACAGGCATCCGCTGGAATGTCTGGGCTGGACAAAATTACCAACTTTCTGAATGGACTTTCCAACGTCAACACGACTGCAAGCGCAAAGAGCATCAACACGGTCGTGAATGCCATCAAAAAGATTCCTGCGGCTGTGTCTGGATTGAACGGTGTGGACTTTTATTCCATGTCCGGAAGCATTACTCAGCTCACTAACTCTTTGGCTCCGCTGTCCATTGTGGATGCATCGAGCTTTAAAGCTCTTGGCAGTGCTTTCAATGCGATCGGAAAGGTTCCTGACCTGACCGACAAACTGAAAGCGACAGACCTTGATTCTTTTGCAAGCTCTTGTCAGAAGATTTCTACTGCTCTTACTCCTCTTGCATCTCAGCTTGACAAGGTGGGCAATGCGTTTGCAAAGCTCCCTCCGCAGTTGAGCAAGGTGGTCACACAGGCTAACCGTGTGACTGCTGCCAACGAAAAACAGCGTAAGAGCTATCTCAGCCTGTCCAATCAGATGAACGGCTTTATGCGGAACATGGCAAAGCTGGTTTCGCTGAAAGCCATTGCTGAATATCTTGGCAACGCTGTTGCGAAGTTTAACGACTTCTATGAAGCAACAGACCTGTTTCATAATGCTATGGGCAATTTGAGCGGTGAAGCCGATACGCTCATTAGCAAGATGCAGGGATTACTTGGCGTTGACCCAACCAAAGCGATGACCTACATGGCTACTATTCAGAGCTTGGGTACTTCGTTTGGTCTGGCCAGCGACAAGGCATACGTTCTGTCCAAGAACCTGACTCAGCTTGCCTATGACGAAGGTTCCTATTGGAACAAGGACGTTGCGCAGACCTTTACTGCAATGTCCTCCGCAATCTCTGGCGAGATTGAGCCTATTCGCCGTCTGGGCGTCGACCTGTCTCAGGCACGGTTACAGCAGGAGCTTCTAGCTTTAGGCTTTAACAAACAGGTTTCTAGTCTGTCTCAGGCAGATAAGGCAGTTCTGCGTTATATTGCCATTATGAAGCAGACTGCCAACGTGCAGGGCAACCTTGCACAGACCATCCAGAGTCCTGCGAACCAGATCAAGATTCTGAAAGCACAGCTTGATATGTTGGCAAAATCTGTCGGCTCTCTGCTCTACCCCGCCCTGAAATCCATTCTTCCCCCGCTGATTGCTGCTGTTCAGCTTATTCGAGAGTTTGTCGAGTGGGTGGCAAAGCTGATGGGTGTGAAGGTCGTGTTTACTGATTTCACCAAGAGCGCTGATAGCGTTGGCGGCATCGGTGACGCAATGGATGACACGGCAGACTCCACCAAGAAAGCCGCCAAAGCCCTCAAGGACTACACGATGGGTTTTGATGAGTTGAACATAATTGACCCCACACAGGGGAGTTCCGGTTCTGGCAGCGGTGCAGCTGCTGGCAACATTTTGGGCGATGTAGACCTGTCCGGCTACGATATGTTCAAGCAGTACAATGAAGAGTTTGCAAAGCAGATTGACGCTATAAAGCAGAAAATCAAAGATATGCTGCCGGTTATTGGCGCTATTTCTGCTGCACTCGCATTGTGGAAAATCACCAATTTCCTGACGAACATTGCAACAGCAATTTCTAAAATGACGGATTTGCAAAAGTTGGCTCTTTCGATTGCAACAGTCGTTGTCGAAGCATCGTTAGTATTCAGCTTTGCGAAGGGTTACGCATCTAGCGGGAATCCTCTCGAACTTTTAGGTGAAGTGGTATCTGCCGCGTTTGGCTCTTTTGTTCTTTGGCGCACGATAGGAGCAGATGGCATTACGCTTGGTATGGGCATCGCTTTTGTGGCGAGCCTTGCAGGTCTTACTTATGCACTTGGTACTGGCGAAGCCAATCTTGGCGATGCAAGCACATGGATTCAGGCTGCTTTAACAACGGCATTCGGTTCTATTACTGGTATCACACTGCTCACCAATCTTGGAGCAGCCTCTGGTACAGCCGCAACGCTTTCTATCGGTCTTGCAGGTCTTATTACCTTTGCGGGAATTACATTCTCGCTTGGTGAAAAGCTGAAAGAATTTCCCGTTTTTGACACCATCATCACTGCTCTGATGGGGATTTTTGGCGGTGCTGCTGGTGCTGGCGTTGCATTACTTGTTGGTGCAAGCCTTCCTGTTGCTGGGGCCGTTGCCGCTGCTGGTGTCGGTATTGGCCTTGTTCTTCACTGGGCTGGTATCAAATGGGGCGCTAAAGAGAGCGGCGAAAAAACAGATGCTGCCGCAGAAGCCGACATTAAAATGCATTATGTCGAAAATGTTTTTGAGCAGCGTATCGATGCCATCAAACAAATCATTGTCACTAAGTGGAACGCTGTCATTGACTTTATGACTTCTCTGCCTGAAAAGGTTGGGAACATCGTAAGTAGCATTGGCGAGTGGTTCAGTTCTCTTCCTGAAAAAATCGGCTATGCCCTTGGCTTTGCCGTCGGCAAAATCGGGGAGTGGGTCGGAAACATGGTCGTTACTGTAACAACCGAAGTTCCAAAAATTGTTTCTTCTGTTGTTAAGTTTTTTGAAGAACTGCCGGGAAATATTGGGACTGCAATTCTCAAAACTCTTGATGTTATTTCTGAATGGCGGGAGCGTATGGTTGCTTTCGTTGTTGTTGAAATTCCAAAAATCGTTTCGTCTATTGTCGAGGAGTTCAAAAAACTTCCTGGTGAATTGAAAAAACTTGGCAAATTCATCTGGGACGGCCTAATTAACGGCCTAAAAGACACATGGAGTACCGTTACAGACGGCATCAAGAGTTTCACTGATGGCTTTGTCAATGGCTTCAAGGAAGCTCTCGGCATCCATTCTCCTTCTACGGTGTTTGCAGAGATTGGCGGTTACATCGACCAAGGCCTTGCAAACGGTATCACTGCTGCTGTCTCCTACGTCACCGCTGCCATGCAGGGCGTTGTAAATGCTGTGCAGGAGAAGGGACAGGCGCTGATTGATGCTGGCTCTGCTCAGGCAACCAACTACGTTACCGGGTTCTTGAACGGTCTGGATACCCAGTGGCAGCAGATTGAACAGAGTTTACAATCTGATTTCTTTGGCAGCATTGGCACTCTGTGGGATGCGATTTCTAACGGAGACCTTGAAAAGCTCGGAACATGGGCTGCTTCCTATTTCTATCATGCAATGGATGATGAGCAGCGAAAGCAAATCAAGTCCATTGCCAATAACAGCTTACAGTGGCTGACGCAGGGTTTGAGCAGTGTTTGGAACAACATTGCCGGTATGGCTTCTAGCTTTATCGGTCAGTTGGTTCCTTCGACAGTTGCGGCTACAACGGCGCAGACCGGATTAAATGTTGCAATGAATGCAAACCCTATCCTGTTCGTTATCTCTCTGATTGGGATGTTGGCTGGTGCTTTGTTCAATCTAGCCGGAACGAATAGCGATGTTGCAGGCGGCATTTCTTCCGTATGGGGCGGCTTGAAGAATTTCATGTCCTATATTTTTGAAGGAATCGTTCGTTTGCTGGGCCTGTTTATTCAGGGGTTCGTTAACGGCGTCAACGTTATGATTGGCGCATACAACCTTGTTGCTCAGCTCTGGGGCGGACAAATCGAATACGTGAAAAACCCGCTGTTTGAATACGCAGATAAGATTGCGGCAAGTCGGGAAAGCGGCCCGGCAGTTGATTCTATCGCTTCTGGAAACGTGGATTATTCCAACGTTCCGGGAACGAGCCAGTATTCGGGAGCAAATAGTTCTGGCTCTTACACTTCTAGCTACAGCCGCTCCGCAGAGCTTACCCCGTCTGAGCTTCGAGATTCTGTAAAAGAAGGCTTTATCGCCGCTATGCAAGAATCTGGATTCGGGGGCACCGATAATGGAAACCTCACCGTTCGGGTTTATCTCGACGGAAAGGAGATCACTTCTGCGGTCGAAAAACGTCAGAGCGATCGCGGAATGTCCCTGATGGGAACGGAAGCATACAGCTACTAAGGAGGCGACAGTTCTATGGCAAATATTCCAGCACTGGTCACAGTGAACGGTACGGCATTTCCTGAACCGTCTTCTTATGAAGCTACCACAAGTACTATTGTGGATTCTGGACGAAATACTCAAGGAAAAGTGGTCGGGGCCGTCGTGCGACACGATGTTGCAAAGATTTCGATGTCGTGGAACTACCTGACTGCAGCCCAGTGGGCAACCGTCCTTAGTTTGTTCACAAGAAACTTTTATTGCTCGGTTCGATTCTTAAACCAAGCAACAAACACTTATGAAACTCGGCAGATGTATGTATCCGACCGTACGTCTGGAATGTGGCGGCGAAACCCAAACAGCGGAAAGGTAATGGGCTGGACTGGATGCAAATTGTCGCTTGTGGAGGTTTGATAAATGGAACATCCTTCGCAAAAATGGCTTGCTAAGTTCAAGGAGACCCTTGTTCCTGAAACCTTTGTCAAGATTTCATACGACAGCTCGGAACCCGGAGTCCAAAAGGACGTTTCTGCTAGCTCGGATAGCCAGTCCTCGTTCAGTAATGTTGCTGAAATCGTAGAGGACAACAGCGAACACGAGCTGAAAAAGTATGCAACCGGAGAGACGAACTTGCATCTTCTTGATGGAACGTTTTCTCTCTTTCCGGGCTCTGGTTCCCAAGTGGATGTCGGTTACGCAAGTAAAAACATTGTAACGGACTCTTACCACCCCAAAATCGTTTTCACATTTGGAAAGCATCACACCAGACGGATTCCCGGCGTTACAATTTTGTGGTCTAGCACGTTAAACGAATACGCCAAAAGTTTCAAGCTCACGGCGTATTCCGATGGAACCCAAGTAAGCACTATAACCGTTTCAGATAACGTAGATGTTCGTTCTGAGGTAGACTGGGAGATATCTGGGTACAACTCGATTTCTCTTGAAGTACTTTCTTGGTGCCTTCCGAACCGAAGAGCGAGAGTCGAACAATTCATTGTTGGGTTCCGGCTTGTTTACAGAAAAGGAAACCTGATTTCCTTCACGCACGAATCAAGCAGAGACCCGCTTTCCGGCCAGCTTTCCAAAGACAGCATCTCTTTTTCGCTCGATAACAGTCAACAGGTCTGGGATCCATTGAACCCGCAAGGAATGTACCGCTATATTTATGAACGCCAGCTTGTCACAGTAAGCTACGGCATGGATATTGACGGAAAGACGGAATGGATCAACGGCGGGCAGTTCTTTATGTCCGAATGGAACGTTCCTTCAAACGGCCTTGAAGCGTCTTTTGTGGCTCGTGACGCACTTGGGTTCTTGATGAACTCCACTTATACGGGCAGAAAAAGCGGGAATCTGTATGATATGTGCATAGATGCACTCTCACAGCTTCCGGACAACACCGTTTCTTATTCGATTCCCAGTGAGCTAAAAAACTATCCCGTTGATATCAGCAATGAAAGCAACTCCTCCTACAAGAACTCTGATATTCTTCAGATGGCTGCAAACGCTGCTGGGATGGCTCTTTACCAGACGCGAGGAGGAGAAATCCGAATTGAACGCCCCGTGTTCTTCGCGGATTCTTCTTCAGAAGTTTACGAGATAGACCCCATGAACAATTACCAGTGGCCGGAAATCACGTTCTCTTCCCGCCTGAAAAACGTATCTTGCAGCGTAAACAACACGACCCACCTTTACCCTTCCAGTTCCAGCATTGACGGAGTTACGCAATCCGTCAGCAACGCTTTGCTGAACGATTCCATTTTGGAAATTGGCAAAAACGCCATGACAGAAGCCTATTCCATCTTGTCCACTAGAAAAAAGGCGAGTTTGGAATACCGCGCCAGCCCTCACGTTGATGCCCTTGACCATGTGAAGCTGAACCATAATTTCGGTTACGCTTCGGAACTGTTTGTTACGAATGCAAAGTACACTTTCAATGGCTGTTTTAAGGGAACGCTGGAAGGTTATATACTTTCTGACGTAACTTCGGTATCTCTTGACCAAAGCTTGTTTTCTCTTCAATATGCCGAGTCTCGTATTTTAACCGCGCGTCTAATTCCTGCATCTATGGATTCCCCCTCAATCGGTTGGAGTGCGTCTCCTGCTAACATTGTGCACTTGGACGTCTTGACCAACATTGACGGCGTTTCTACTTGCCGCGTTTCGTATTCCCATAAAGGAACTGCTACTGTTACGGCAAGCGCGGGCAATTCTTCTGCTTCTTGCCAAGTAACGGGAGAAGCACCTTATATTACGCTCAGCTCTTATTCTGTGAACCTTTCGTGGAGTCAATATTCTGACGTTACGGCAACGTTCCATCCGTCCGGGCCCAGTGCGCCGAGTGTTACTTGGAAAGCAAGCAATGGGACAGTCAGGCTTCAAGTCCTCAGTGACATTAACGGAGTTTCCACTTGTCGTATTTGGTGGAATTCCAAAGGCAGCGCAACGGTTACTGCAAGTGCGTTTGGAGAATCTGCAAGCCTGAACGTTTCCACTCAATCTTCTGCACTTTCCAATCTGCCTGATGGTACGATTGTTAAAATCGTGGAGAATGGCGCAGCGGTCGATTTCATTCTTGCGCAGCATAATTATCTTTCTGACCATAACGGCGCTGGCCGAACATTGTTTGTCCGCAGATATGGCTATCGCAAGATGCGCTTTAATAATGTTGGTAGCAATCCAAATCAAAAGTATTGGCTGTATGACCCTGCTTCTGAGGAGCATCGTTGGTTTTATTATTGGGGAAAGTACAATGGATTCTGGGAGAACTACCACTACGGAGAAGGTACAAGTACCCCGCAGGGAGAGTTTGTTGTTCCTAGATACGATGATGGAGCATCTGAAATTCGAAATTGGCTTAACAATGATTACAAAAATCTGTTTAGCGATGCCATGAAGAACTTGATAGGTGAAACTGTTCTTCAAAAGAAAATAAGTGGCATATTTGATTTTACTGCTCGTGTTGCTGAAAGCGTTTTCCTCCTGACTTCTAAAGAACTCGGCATTGGTGGCAATGCATATAACGCAGACCCGAACAACGGTGGAAAACTTCCTGTGGCCCAGCAAATCTTGGATAGTGAAACAGAACTTTGCTGGACAAGAAGTCCGTTGACAGACGCTTCTTCTGATGGCTTGAGCGGAGAAGATGCGAAACGTGCAGAGCACGGAGTTGTTTGTTGCTCTTACAGCGGGACAAGCAGAAGCATATGGGCAAATAATGAATCCGTTTTTGCTAGGCCTGCGTTTACTCTCCCTGACAATCTTGAGATTGACACAAATGGAAATCTGATGATTTGAGGTGAATAATAGTGGCAACATGGATTACTGATAGAACCTATAAAGATGTATCCCGAGTTTCTGAAATTTCAGAAAAGGGACGTTCAGGCACATGGTCATCAGACGAGCAAGCAGAATGGGCCGCTGGCATGAAAGGCGCTCTAAGCTACATGGACTACAACCGCATTGAAAGCGGCATTCAAGAGATTGCGGCCATTCTGAATGCGCCTGTTTCGGTCAAAACCGACTGGGATGTAAACGGATACCTGACTGTCGCAGATGCTTCCAGGTGGCTTTCCAATATCAAAGCTATTCGTTCTTTGTGCAGTGGCAAAAACGATACTCCCGAAACTCCCGCTTCCCTCAATTATCTGCACTATACGATTATCAACCAGGTCGAAGAAATTCTGCTTGATATCGAAACGATAGCCAACAACCATCTAATCTACTGCTCAGAGCCGGTCTGTGGAGGTGAACCTTACTATGCACTTTGTTGACCGAGAAGCGAAGTACCCAAACCGATGGACAATGACTAAACCGGACGGCTCGTCCGAAGTCGTCACCCTTGTCCGCAATGACGAACCAATCGTTGAAGGCACTCCTATGAATGCCGAAACGTTGAACACTCTTTCAGATGTTGCAGGTGCGGACATTGCAAGAATTGCTGCCGAAAAAGCAGAACTGAACGCAAAACGGTCTGAAATAAATGCTGAAACATCCGCGCAAGAATCTCAGAAGCAAGCCGAAAAGTCTGCTGAAAGCGCCCGTCTTGCAGAACAGAGTGCAAATAAAGGCGGCTGGATGGATTTCGAGCAGAAGAACGGCATCCTTTATATGGTCAAGAGTGATAGCTTAACCGAAATAAATATGCAAGACAATGGCTCTGGAATTTTGGAGGTGACGTTTGAATGAGCAAAACAATCGAAATTGGCCCTTATAGCGCCTATGCCATTGCTGTAAAGTATGGCTATGTTGGCACAGAAGAGGACTGGATTAAAGCAGTCGAAGCGGCTCGAAAGAGTGCAGAGACAAGCGCAGCCAATGCAAAACGAGAAGCAGACGGGGCTTCTACTTCTGCCGCTACTGCCACTGAACAGGCCGGAATTGCAACCACAAAAGCTGGCGAATCTGCCGCATCCGCTGATGCTTCTGCATCCAGTGCATCTGCCGCTGCAATCAGTGAAGCCAATGCAAAGAAATACTCGGAAGAGGCCGGGGCCAAAGCAAATACCGATAAGACCCTGAGCATTGAAAACGCCCCTGCCGACGCAAAGGCTACCGGTGATGCGCTGGCAGGCAAAGCTGATAAATCCACCGTGCAGGATGAAAGCGGCAATGCGATTTTTTACAGCAAGGCTGAGGTGGAAGCCAAAATCAAAGAAATTCTCGCCGCCCAGCGAAAAAAAGACCTTGCCAGAATCAAGTACTGGGCCAGCGACGACCCCACATCCCCGGCAAGCTTTATCGGCGGGACGTGGGAGCAGATCAAAGACTGTTTTATCCTGGCTGCGGGTGATACCTATGCGGCAGGGAGTACGGGCGGTGAAGCAAAGCATTCATTGACAAAGCTAGAGAATGGCCCACACTCACATGAAGTTGTCGCTCTTGGAAACGACGAATGGTATTATAAAACCTCAAATCCAGTTGGAATTAAATTCCAAACACAATATCATACCCTCATTAATGATATATCGATAGTCGGTACCGCAGATGAATCTGCGGGTTGTCTAGCAACAAATTCTAGTGGCACTGGCCAACCTCACAACAATATGCCGCCCTACACCGCAACGTATATTTGGCGCAGAGCGGAATAACCGAAAGGAGACCTTATGAAAATCATCGACAGCAACGGCAATCCCATCGAAGCCCCCGACCTGACGAAAGGCTATCTCAAACCCGAGACCCAGACCATCCACCACGATGCTGTGGCGGGCGTGGAGGAGGTCAGCCACTACGAGACCGAAACCTTGCCGGACGGAACCCCTGCAATATACTATGACGCAGATGGTCGCGAAAAAGGCCGTGATGTCCGCAAGGTGGTGGACGTGCCCGGTGTTGACCCTCAGCCCGCCTGGGATGAGGAAGTGCCGGTGCAGCGGTACATCCTGTACACCGCCGAAGAGCTGGCTGCACAGGAAAAGGCCCGCAAGGAAGCAGAGGAAAAGGCACAGCTGCCCACCGCAGAAGAGCGCCTTGCCGCTCTGGAAGCGGCTATGATTGACCTGCTGGCCGCACAGTAAGGAGGATGCTTATGGTTTTGTTCTATGTGACCCAAATTAAGCTGCACCGCTTTGACGGCGCTTTTACCATCGACAACGTGCCTGACCGGTACAAGGATGCCGTAATGAAAAAGCTGACGGAGGAGGGTTTTTATGAGGTGGAAAGTAATGCTTGATTTCCTGCGGGATATCTTTTCTGCGCTCTCCCACGCTGCCGGTGACAACGCCGACAAAGAAAAGCCTGCCCCTGCACCGGACGTGTCCACAGTGGACACCGTGACCGGCTGGGACGGCGACCCGCCTTACCGCTATGTGGACGTGAGCCGCTATCAGGGCTCGATCGACTGGGCAAAGGTCAAGGCCGCAGGCTACAAGGGTGCGATGCTCAAGACGGTCTCCACCAACCGCAAGCTTTCCAAGCGGGCAGACGGGCTGTACATCGACCCGACCTTTGAGACCAACTACAGCAACGCCCGGGCTGCCGGGCTGGACGTGGGCGTGTACTACTACACCTACGCTACCAGCGAGGCCATGGCCGATGCAGAGCTTGCCCTTGTGCGGCAGGCGGTCTACGGCAAGGAGCTGACCATGCCCATCGCGGTGGACGTGGAGGAAAACAAGCTCAAGCCAATGAGCACCCTCGACCTCACCAACCTCACCGCCTATGCGCTGGAACAGGTGGAAAAGATGGGCTTTTACGCCCAGCTGTACACCTACACCCACTACTCCAACATGGAACTAGACATGGGCCGCCTGGCAAACCGTTGGGACATCTGGCTGGCCGACTACACGGGCAAGACTCCCGCCGTTGGATATCACTACAACGCTCACCAGCACACCAGCGAGGGCCGTGTGCCGGGCATCTCCCGCAACGTTGACCTCAACGTGACCACCGTCAACTACCCCCGTATCATCCGCAAGAAGGGTCTGACCCGTCTTCGGGAGGGCGCATGAGTGAAGCAATCATCGTAGCCATTATCACCGGCGGTCTGAGCCTGATCGGCGTGGTCGTCTCTAACAACCACACCGCCCAGAGCATGGATGCCAAACTGGACAAGCAGCAGGCTGTGACCGAAACCAAGCTGGAAGAGCTGACCCGGGAAGTCCGGACACACAACAATTTCGCCCAGCGCATCCCGGTGCTTGAAGAGCAGATGAAAGTGGCAAACCACCGCATTGCAGACCTTGAAAAAGAGAGAGGAGAGTAATACATGGCAACAATCAATAACCTTTTGACCGCACTTCCCGCCCCTGTGGCCCTTGTGCTTATGCTGGGCGGGTTCATCTTCTACGCACTTGGCTGCATCCGGCTGGGCTATGGCGCGGCCGTCAAGGGCACTGTGCTTGACCTGATCGAGCAGGCAGAGCACGAGATTCAGGGCACAAAGCGCGGCGCAGAGCGCAAGGCGTGGGTGGCGCAGATGCTCCGCACGGCCCTCAGCGCAAGCAAGTGGGGCAGATTTATCTCGTGGGCCATCACCGATGAGACCATCGGCACGGTCATTCAGTTTTTCTTTGACCGCATGAAAGCGGCGCTGCAAAAGCAGTAAGGAGGATATCATGGCAAGCACTACATACGACCATTTTTCCGGTTATGGCGAAACGGTGACAAAATGTCACGATTTTGTTGACATTAACAAAATCGTGAGACCCAACCATTTTGCCAGCATTGGCAATATGGTGCGCAACGCCGGAGATCTGCCACAGCCTTTCTGGCTCGGTGCTACCTGTGGCGGCGGCTCGTGTAGTGCTGCCCGCTGCGCTGCAAGGGCTTGACCGACAGCAGATGACCGCCGCCATCAAAAGCGCACCGCTTGGGAGGGTAGACCGTAAGATAGCCTTACTGCGGTACGTTGAGCGGCTTCCACTGCCGGACATTGCAGCGCAGATGCATTACAGCCGGACGGCGATAGGCTACCGGCTCAAAAGCATTGACAAAATGCTTGATGTGTGATATTGTAATCTCAATCGGGTGCGTTTTTTCACGAAAACGCATTGAAGCGGCAGGCTTTCGGGTCTGCCGCTTTTCTTTTTGCACGATTTGTGGTATAATAACATCAACAAATTTACCCGGCCTCTCGAAGAAGCGCATTAGGGTGGATATTTGCCAGCTAGCCCAGTGCTTTATCTTGGAATGAAAAAAGCAGTCGACAGATTCGGCGCTGAACAGTCTCCCGCCCGCCTACTTACAGTGCGTACCATGCGGGAGACGCCTTTAGACTTGAAAGGCTATGGCATTTGTAGAGAGCGGCATTGCCTGTGGGCATTTCCGCTCTTGATTTTACAAAAAAACTCCCTTGCTTTGTCGAAGCTCTGCGTTCCATGCGGGGTACGTTGTAGGCAAAGTGGGGGATTTTTCAGAAAGGAACGAAATAATGCGACTTGTTGCAATGGCATTTGGACTGTTCGGAATTATTCTGCAAGCTATCAATATTGGATTTGTTCTCTCTCCGAAAGTTGAACACGCACAAAAGGCTTGCATTCGTAATGCTGGCATTCTTTTGTTCTTAGGGTATTTGATACTTCGATAAGCACTCTTTAAGCGCTCATGCGGATTTTTCCGTGTGGGCGCTTTTCTTTTTTGCCCTTCGTTGTGCGTTCGTTGTCTCTCGTTTTTTGCCAGTGCGGTACACTGAGCGCAATAGGAGGGATGTATTATGAGCTATTACCAGACACCCGGAACGCCCTACGTTCCACAGCAGCCTGTCAATCTTTACGGCGGCATGGGTACGGTAGGGCTTGCCGCTCCCCTGCCGAACACACAGATGCAGCAGGCACAGCAGCAGCGTCCGCAGCCGATGAATGGGCAGCAGCCTGTTCAGCAGTCGGTGCAGGACGGCGGTTGGCTGCTGGGCAGGCCTGTTTCCAGCAGGGAAGAGTTTTTGGCGATACCGTCTGACCTGTATGGCAGACCGACCTACTGCCCCGACCTGCGCAGTGGCGTGATCTACTGCAAGCGGCTGAACCCTGACACCTGCGAATCCTATGTGCAGGAGTTCTACAGCCCGGAAGCGTGGCGGCAGATGCAAGCGCAACAGGCACAGCAGACCGCTGCACCGACACAGCAGTATGTGCCTGTTGAAGAGTATAACACTCTCGTCCACAGGCTGGATGAACTGGAAAAGTGGCAGAAGAGCTTTTCTAAACCCGCTGCCGCAGCAAAGAAAGGAGAATAAGCAATGCCATCTCCGTTTGATATGATTACTCACAGCCCTATCATGCAGCTTGCAAATCTGGCTCGTGCCGGGCAGAACCCTATGGGGCTTATCCAGCAGTTGAGCGGGCAGAATGCCCCCATCATGCAGGGCTTGAACCTGATTCAGGGCAAAAACGAAACGCAGCTCAGGACAATGGCACAGAACCTCGCCAAAGAGCGCGGCATCGACCTGAACCAACTGGCAAGTGCTCTGAACCTGACGCTGCCCCGGTAAAGCATCCCTCTAAGCGAAACGCTTCTCAGTTTTGCGGACTTGATAAAAACCGCTTTTATTTGGCTTCGCCCACCGCACACGGCGGTGGGATGGCATAACGCAAAACTGAAAGGAGTTTTGTTATGGACGATTTTGCAACTGGCTATCTGGCTGGGCAGGACGGCGGCAATAACAACGGCGGATTTTTCGGCAACGAAGGTCTGTGGGCGGTTATCATCCTCGCCATCATCTTCGGCTGGGGTACAAACGGCTACGGTCGAAACGGTGGTGACAACGGCATGAACAGCTACATCCCCTATCTGGTCGGCACTGGCGCAACTGGTCAGGGCGGCGCAGATACTCGCGCGGCGCTGTCGGAGGGCTTCTACCAGCAGGACACTTCCCGTTCTCTGGCTGGCATCCAGAGCGGCATCTGCTCTCTGGGCTATGACCAGCTGGTGCAGATGAACGGCGTCAACGCCAACATCGCAAACGGCTTTGCGGGCGTGAACAGCGCCATCTGTCAGCTCGGCTACCAGAACGCGCAGCTCGTGAACGGTCTGGAACGCAGCGTGTCCAACGGCGACAACGCCATCAGCCTCGCCATCATGCAGGAGGGCAACGCACGGCAGGCGGGTCAGACCGCACTTTCCACGCAGCTGGCATCTTGCTGCTGCGAGAACAAGCAGCTCATCGGCGACCTGAAGTACACCATTGCGCAGCAGGACTGCGCTACCCGTCAGGCTATCGCAGACAATGCCCGCGCCATCGTGGACAACTGCAACGCCAACTTCCGCAGCATGATGGACTACTTCACGCAGGATAAGATTGCCACTCTGACCGCTGAGAACCAGAGCCTGAAGTTCGCCGCTTCTCAGGATCGGCAGAATGCACTTCTGACCACCGCGATGAGCGCCCAGACCGACACCATCCTGAATCGGGTCAATCCTCGTCCGATTCCCGCTTATCAGGTGGCAAACCCCAACGTGGGCGTGAACTGCTGCGGCTGCTGCTAACCTACACACTCCCCGATAACACCGGGTGAACCATCGGGGCAGGGGTAAGACACCTCTGTCCCTGATTTTTTAGGAGGAAAATACTATGGCTTGCAAAACAAGCTGCAAACTCTGCCCGCACTTGGTCATCAGTCAGGCGGTCACGTTTGCCAACGACACGCTGACCATCAATATCCCTGCTGGCGCATACCAGAACGGAGAGAAGTATTGTATCGTGGTTGCTCAGAGCTTGCCGGACACGACTACCATCAACGCCCCTGTGGTCATTACCATAGGTGCAGGCACGACCGCATACCCTCTGACCGACTGCAACTGCGCTCAGGCGACCGCCGAGAGCATCCACACCCGCACCCGCTATGCTACTCGTGTGGCAACGTCCGCTACCGGCACAGGCACGTTCAAATATCTTGGCTGCTTCTGCCGTTCCCACGCCGGTGCGCCTGCGTCCATTTCTTGAGGAGGTATTAGATTATGGGCAAGACTAATTTTCGCCGCATGATGATGCTCCGCGACCACGATAAAGACCGTGAGCCGGAACGTGACCGCCTTGAGGAAGAACGTGACCGCAGGGAACGTGAGCTGGAACGCCGTCTGCGCAAGCTGGAAGATGGCAATGACCGCTATCCTTACTATCCGCAGGAGGAGAACCGTTACATCGACCCCTACCCTATCCCCCGCTACCCTGACGTTGAATATGGGCGCAAGATGCCGCAGATTGGCTTCTCGCAGAACGGAGACTGGGACAAGCGGTCTGGGCAGTATGAGCATGGCGGTGCGGACAGCCGCTCCATCAAGATGCCACGCAAGCACCTCACCCACGATGAAGCAGAGGAATGGTGCGACAGCATGGTAAATGCTGACGGCACGAAGGGCTGTCACTGGACGCTGGAACAGACACAGGACGTTGCCAAACAGCGCAATATCACCTGTGACCCGAACGATTTCTGGGCTGTCATGAACATGATGTACTCGGATTATTGTCAAGTCGCAAAGCGCCAGTCCGTTGACACTCCGGGCTTCTACGCTGACATGGCGAAGGCGTTCCTTGATGACACGGACGCTGTGGACGGCAAGGCGTATCTCTACTGGGATTGCATTGCTGATAAGTAAAAAAGAGCCCCTGTGTAGTCACAATGACCGCACAGGGGTTCTGCTATTTTAACTTTAGAACTTAGTTTTTATCGTTGTTCTGCATAACTACAAAAATCCTCTGGCTTGGTATATACAGCATTAGAATTATCAAGAGTAAAATGAGCGCAGCTGCACAATTCTCCTTGCTTGTCCCATGTATTCCAAAGTTCACAATCCTTGCAATAGATTATTTTCATAGAATTAGAATCATGGCTATCTTTTTCTGAAGAATCTGCCAATTCAATATCTTCTGGAAATCGCCATTCGCTTTCCTCGGAACAGTCGACTTTTACGTAGAACATTCCAACAAAATCTTTGCCAACAAATTTTTTCACGATACCGTATCGTTGAGATACTTTATCGTAAACTCTATCTCCAACTTTTATTCTCATAGGCATTCTCCTTAAATCTCAGCTTTTATCAAATGTCTTCCCACCATTCTGAAATATCTCTCGAATCAATTTCCAGCTTTGTTGTGGTCTCACGAAAACAACCGCATGAATTATCCCAAAATACAATAACAACATCCGTTTCTTTCTTAATCTCATACCCATAACGTTTATGAAAATATAAACTCAAAAGATACGATCTCCCGTTTTTGAAGTATTCTGGAATTGGTTCGTCAATAATACTGACCCACATATTTTCTCCTAAATCTTAACTTTTATCGTCAATCCTCCAAGAAGTCCTCTTGATTCAGAACTTGATTTACAATTCGTTCTGTACATTCTTTGATAACCGTAGATGCGGGGACGTGATCTTCATAAGCTATGTTTTCATATTGTGCTCCTGCATATTCAAAGAACCTTTTGGAAAGTATTTCTGCATCCGCACGGCACAACGGCTTTAATTCGTATTGCAACGGAAATCTTCTTGTAAGCGCAGGGTCAATCCTATCAAATCGGTTTGTCGTTCCGATAATGATGACATTGTTCGGCAATCTATCCATTTCTTGCATAATCGCAATAACCACACGGTTCATTTCCCCAACGTCATCTTTTTGCCCACGAGCCATTCCGACCGCATCTATTTCATCAAAACAAAGAACGCAAGGAGCGGTTTTCACATAATCAAAAATTCTCGCAAGGTTAGATTGAGTTTGCCCTAAGTGCGAATCAACTAGACTTGAAAATTGAATCCTCAAAAACGGAAGTTTTGCTTTATGCGCAATATACCTAGCCAGCATGGTTTTTCCGCATCCGCTTTTCCCATAAAGCATCAATGCTGGCAAGTAAGGAATGCCCATTTCATTTAATTTTTCAGATGCTCGATAAATGGCAACAGTTTTCTGCGTTATACTTTTTTCTTCGTTCCTAAGAAGGAATCTTGCTTCCGGAAATTCTTCTGTATTCTCTGCAATCAAAAGATGCTGTAAGTTATATGGCAATTCAATAAATTCTCTTTTGCTTTCCAACTTGCGAAACATATTTTCTTTGAACTGCTCATCTTTTTTGGATGATATGGAATTCAAAATGATTTTAACAGCTTTTTGCGCGTTTCGCATATCACCATCGCAAACAAATCGAATAAGGTGTCGTTCACTATCATTCATCTAAGAAATCCTCCAGTTCAATCTTACCCTCTGCCGCCGCAACTGCCAGAGCGTACACGAACTGTCCAATAGTCATTCCGTGCCGTCTGGCTTCACGGTTGATGTACTTGCGTTCTTCCTCACTCATAAGGATGGTAATGCGCTTAGAACGTTTACCGTCACCGCTTGCAACGCCCTGATGCGATTCCGGCATCGGGATTTTTTTCTTTGTCAGGCCAGCTTCGGCTAGTGCGCCGGGAACATCGCCTTGTTCGATAAGACGTTGAACTTCTTTCGCCTGTTTCAGCTTCTTCGGCTTGCTTTCGCTTACTACGGCATTGTTCGGCTGCGTTTCGCTGTCTTTGGCTTGCTTCGGCTTAATACTGCTTAACTGTGCTTCATTAGGCTGTGTACGGCTGTCTGTAGCTTCACTTGGCTTAATCTGTGCTTGTTCGGCTTCGTTCGGCTTTGCTTGGCTTACTTCTTCTTCCTTTGGCTCACTTCGGCTTAATGTCTGTTCCGAAAAAATAGGCTGGAAATCAAACCCGCCAAGCAAGCCTGTGGATTTTTTGCTGGTTGATTTCATTCCTCTTCCTCCCAATCTTCATCTTCGAGGTCTGGTACAGCCGGTAAAGACTTCCAATGTGTAATGTTGTGCAATTTCCCATCTTTGCCTATCCACTTTTTAAGACCTCTTTCGTATCTTACGATTTCTACATCGTATTCGTCTTCACTAAATCCAATAACGTATTTGTTTGATTCATTTGGAAGTTTGCGCTTCGACTGCGCCCACTGATTCTCGGAAAGCTTTTCTTTCAGTTTTTCACAGTATTTTTTAGCGAGGTATTGCTGAGAATTATATGCAAGCTCTTTTTCTTCATCCGACAATTCATTAAATGAAACACCAAGATCTAAGAAATAAACCCGTCTTATATCTTCGATGCACGTCATTTCTACAAGGTGCGGGTATATATCATTCATTTTTATCCCCCTCTACAATTTTTTGCGCCAACGCCTTGAAATCCTCTGCGCTGGTACTCTTTGCCGTGTCACCGCTAAACAGGCTGTGCCGCTCTGCCTGCGCTTTACGAACGCCCATAGACGGTCTAATCTTCACGTCAAGCAGCCTTGTTCCCATGCTTTGTGCAATCACAGGGAGCTGCTCTACGACCTCTTTGGACAGGTTCTCACGGCTCTTGTACTGGTTCAGAAGTAGACCTTCAATTTTCAAAGTTGGGTTGAAGTATCTACGAACGTCACCAATGGTCTGCGAAAGCTGGCTCAGTCCGGCAAGCGCATAGCGGTCTGCTGTGATGGGTACGATGATGCTGTTGGCAGCGATCAGAGCGTTTACAAGCGCAAGACCGAGCTGCGGGGGAGTGTCCAAAACAATGTAATCGTACTGTGCAGACACGGATTCCAGTGCTTCTCGCAGCCGGAAGTTCTTACCAATGTCCCGAACAAGCTGCTCGTCAATGTCCTTCAATGCATTGTCTGACGGCAGAATGTCACCGGCTTCGCAGTGCTGTATTCCTTCCTCTACCGTACCCTGCTGGGTCATTACATCGAACAGGGTACACACGTCCTCTGTCTGTGCGCCGTAGGTGTCCGTTGCGTTGCACTGTGCATCGCAGTCCACCAGCAACACCTTCTTGCCAAGCAACTGCAATGCACCAGCCAGACAGGTGCTTGTGGTAGTCTTTCCTGTGCCGCCCTTCTGGTTGGCGATAGCTATGATTTTTGCCATTTTATCACTCTTTCTTTATTTACTGTGTATGACTACTTCAAGAAGCTATCGTCAAAAGTCGAAAACTCGTCTAAGTCAGAGTTTTCGATAACTCTGTAAAGATAGCCAGCAGGGTTATCAGGCCATTCCTTCTTGTCTCTTAAAATTTTATTGTACGCATTACTCACAATGTTTACAACGGCAGCTTTCTTCTTATGAGCCTTAATAGTAGGGAAGCTCTCGGCCATTCTTTTCCCAACCATTCTTGCAATGCCGATGCACTCTGATTTCTCAAGGTCTGGCGCTATATTCTCCCAATCTACATCACTGTAAGCCTTTTTATTCGGTTTGCCGACAGGAATGTCATCATCGAATGGAAGTTCTTCTTTATATTCTTTCGCCTTTAATTCGGCGACAGGCTTTTCATCTTTTTTCTTAGCGGCAAAAGAAATCGCAACCGCCTTGTTTCCAAACGAGATTTTTTCGTAAGTAACATAAATGTCGGACACATCATTGATTTCTTCAACCGCTGCATCCAAAACTCTCCGTCTAAAGTTCTTGAAACTTTCATAGCATCCTGCATTTGCGCCGAGATGTGAACGAAGCCGATTGATGCTAATATCAAAATGGTCTCCGCCGCGATTCATCATATCTCGCAGCATCGAATAAAGTAAAATGCTATACTGCGATTTCATTTTTACCGTGTAGCGAAGTCTATACTTGATATAACCGCTCTTGGCAATATCAAAGAATACACTTCTCAATTCAGGGTTGCAACAGAGAGTAACAACGTACATTCCTAAGTTCTTATCAATCGTAACGCTTGCTTTCGTAAAAAGCGTATACATATTGTACTCGCTTCCATCGTCATTAAGAGGAAGCGTCACAACGTTGCCAAGAAAATGTTCGATTTGCTTCTCGATGTTCCTGCTATTAACACGCAGTCCAAGCAAATCGCAATATTCCGAAAGGGTAAACTTGACTTCACTAGATTTTTCATCTCTAGGGTTGATACGGCTAAGATACACTTCCAAAAGCCGCAGCTCTCCAACAGTGTAATCATTAAACTCTGCCCAAACAAGCGCCTTGCTTTTTTCGATCAAGTTATTTTCATAAAGGTCTGCCAATAGTGTACATCTCCTTTCTCTGTACACTAATTTTATCACATAATGGTGTACACGTCAATAGTTTTATTCACTTATATTGGCTCATGCACATCTTGTACACCTAGACCCCCTTATTTGACGCACATCTCGTACACGCTTATGCACATCTCGTACCCCATCATGCACATTTCGTACCCATTCTTACATTATATATAAACAAGATTATAAACAAGAGTTAAATAATCTTCTACTAAACAAAAGAAGAAGTTCCATAATCTCTAATTTTTTCTTATTTTATCAAAATGAAAGTCAATTTTACGCAACGGTGTACTCAATGTGCATAGGTTTTTGTTTTGACAATCAAAATATAATTTTGCTATAGTGAGCGATAACATAACGTATTAACGTTATTTATTTGCACAACAAGAGAAGTGTTTGCATCACAAGTAGAAATCAATTCGTTGAAAGGTGTACAAGATGTTCATCATAAACAACGATAATTCGACAATCAGCCGCTTATATTATTCGGATTCACGGTATAAGAATCGTTGGACTTCATAGCAGCTTCCGTTCCGGCATCTTGCGCCTGATAGAGAATCTCCATCTTTGGGGCGGTTCCGTTCGGGTCTGGGTCTGTCCCGGTAGCCTGCGCTATTTCATAGCTGCCCGATACCATCCGGCAAACAGAGACTCTGTCCTTCAACGGTGTGTGGAGGTTTGCCAGGATTTCCGTCAGTACGCCAATGTGGTCTGAACCGTGATCTCCGTACCGCATATACAACAAGGCATCTATCTCGTAGGAAGAACACTCCATCATGGCATCTATGAGAATCTGACGCTTTTCCATGCCGAAAAGGTCGTCCTCCAGATGCTCAAGCAATCCGGGATGAATGCAAGCGTCCATGTATCGAGCCACCGATACACCGCAGCAGGTGAACCAGCGCATAGCCATTGGCAGGGAGATGGCTGCAAGACCTTGCTCCCAGTTGGCAATCGTGCCACGATTAACGCCCATCTGTGCCGCCAATTTCTGCTGACTCAGACCGGAACGCATTCGTGCCATTTCCAATGCCTTTGCAGTTCTTAACAAATATTCATCCATAAATTCACGCCCTTTCAACAAAATTCTACAAAACTGCCGGATTCGACAAGCCAAAAAATGGAAAAAGCTGCTATGGAGAACCAACAGCAGCCTATGTTATAACTGTATTGTCAAAAAATTCCAAAGAGGAAGGGAACAAAAATGAAAGAAACTGCAATCTGGAACCATGAACGTATGCCAATCATCGACGGAATGCCTGCCAGCGTTACCGATGGGCAGCCACACACACCTGAACCATGGGAGGAAGGCTAATGAACCGAACTGTAGATGCTCTGATTATCCCATACGCCCGCAGACGGACGCTGGAGCTTGTCCTGAGCCTTTCTGGGTACGAAGCTGATAAAGATGCTTACCTCGAAGCAAAAGGCATCCTAGAACGTGCCGTAGCCGCCTTAGACGATGGGCGCGACCCGGCAAATAACATCGAACGCATTGACGGACAGCTTGTGGAACTGTGAAAGGAGAAGAAGATGGACTTTACGAATGGATTCTATAAAGCCGAGAACCCTGTCGTTCTTGAAGAAGTGAAAACTTTCCTCCAGTCAATGGAACGGCGTGGAGCAACCGTAAAAGACTTAGACGATGCCATTGTGCAGCTAAACAATGTTTCGCACAGCATCAGCACAAACGCTCTCGTCAAAGCAGATGTGCTGGACGATTTACCGGATAACCCTTTTCGTTCCATGCTCAACGGAATGTTACAGAGCAAAGGGTAACTTAAACTTAATGTGGCTCTTAATCATTGTCATTGCAATTTTTGGCTTCCCCGATGCAAAGTAACGGATGCAAAGAAAACGTTCGATTTTTGCGAAGTTGTTCAAATTGTATTGGCTATACAACTGGAAGATGTATAATCGTATCAAATGAACAATCGTATTTACTGATCGGGAGGATATGCTGCAATGAGCGAACAAGAAAGAGCTAAGATTGACAGGTTTATCGCATGGCTGCTGGAACACCCTGAAAAGATTCCGGCAGCGGAACAAGCACTAGACCTAGAGTAACAGAAAACCCCTTGCGCAGAGCTACACCAGCCCGGCACAAGGGGTTTTTATTTTACCGGGTTAATCTTCACAGACTTTCATCAGCTCATTGAACCTAGAAGAATTTGCGCTTACGGTTTCGGATGCCTTGTGCCCGTCCTCGTAGGTGACATAGAACGTCACATCGGCTTTGGATTTTGCAGTAGCAGAGCCATAAATAGCACCAGGAAGCCCACCAACAGCACCGCCGACCGCTGTGCGAACAGCAGCGCTTCCTGCTTTCTTACTAACCCCAGAAGCGACAATCTTTGCTTTTATAGGCGTTTTGTACATTTTCTGCTTTAGCTTATTTTTCTCCATAAAAAGATTGTATTCCTTTTTGCCCTTAAAGAACAAAAACAGACCAACCGCCATACAAATGATAAAGGCAGTGGTTGAATACATCAGGAGAAGAAAGGAAAACACAATGAAAACCATTCCGAACGAGTACATAAACCTTGCACCCATGTGACTGCTTTTATCGTTAAGAAGCTCTTCTTTGCTGTGCTTTTTCATCATCCACCTCACTTAAAACCAGTGGTTCTTTCTTTTGCGGTAACGATATTTTCTGCCGTTGCCATATAGCGCACGGTCATTGCCTTTTAACAAGGCCTGCATGAACCAGAAGCAAAAGGCACATCCACACAATAGGTAATACAAAATCTTACCTCACATCTTCTCGATCAGGTTCATCAGCGCTTCACGCTGTTCCTTTGGCATAGATTCAAGCTTTTTTCTAATCCGCTCCAATGCTGCATCGACTTCACTTTGCGGCTGCTGGGGCGGGTTTTCTTTTTGTTCGCCATTGAGAAGGTAGTCTACCGATACGTTGAAGTAGGCTGCAATTTTAGAAAGAACCTCTGCGGACAGGCTCTTGGTTCTCCCGGATTTTAACTCGGAAAGAAAACTACGGCGAATCCCGATGTTGGCACAAAGAGTTCCGTCTTTAATTCCCTCTTTTTCGCAGAGTGCATGGATGTTGTTGTACAAGTCCGACATAAGAACACTCCCATATTTGTGCAAGTATACAAATGCACAGAATTTTGTACAAAAGAGTTGACTTGTACAGAAGCCTGTACTATAATACAGACATGGGCAGTACAGAACACTGTACGATATGAACTCTCTACACCATTATATTAGTACAGTTTTCCGTACTTGTCAATAGATTTTAGCAAATGGAGGTGGAATTTTGAAAGAAAACTTCCGTTCTGGCTTTGAGCTGGAAGTGAAGATGAAGCTGTTGCAGCGAGGTATGAAGCAAACGGAGCTGATTCAGGAGGTTCAAAGCGATACTGGATTGTTCCTTGATGATTCGTACCTCTACAAGATTCTTCGTGGCGAGCGAAAGCCGGAGAAGATTATCCAGAGCATCTGTAAGATTCTGGAAATCGAGCAGAAACCCGAAAATTAACCTGAACTGTGACAGCGAAAATATTTGAGCATGAAAACACAAAAAAGAAAGAGAGGAAAAATGAACGAAATCGTACTATCCACGAAAAGTGGCGAACCGGTAGCGTCTAGCCGTCAGGTTGCCGAGAACTTCGGAAAGGAACACAAGGACACTTTGGAGAGTATACGGCAGATTTTGGCGGCGGAAAATTCCGCCACCAAATCCATGTTTTACGAAACCACGTTTGAGAACAGGGGCAAGCAGTACCCCATGTACCTGATGAACCGTGACGGCTTTACACTGCTGGCTATGGGCTTTACCGGAAAGGCTGCTCTTGAGTGGAAGCTCAAGTATATCGCAGCATTCAACGAGATGGAGAAGAAGCTGACCGAACAGCCGCAGCTTACCCGCTCGCAGCTCCTTGCAACTGCATTGATCGCAGCACACGAGGAACTGGAAGAAAAGGACAAGCAGATTGAAACCATGAAGCCGAAAGCGCTTTTCGCTGACGCTGTGAGCGCAAGCAGCCAAAGCATTCTTGTTGGTGAGATGGCAAAGCTGCTGTCGCAGAACGGCATCCAGATGGGGCAGAACCGCCTGTTCCAGTGGATGCGTGAGAACGGATACTTGATTAAAGACAAGAAGCGGACGGACTACAATATGCCAACGCAGAAGTCTATGGAACTTCGCTTGTTTGAAATCAAGGAAACGTCCATTGCACATTCCGATGGGCACACTTCTATCAATAAGACCCCGAAGGTGACGGGTATCGGTCAAGTCTATTTCGTTAATTTCTTCTTAAAGACGGAGAAGAGCAAGAAAGCGGAGGGCTGAACATGGAACAGATTTTGACATTGAAGGTAGACCTAGAGCACCCGGACGATGCGAAGTTTGCCATTGACGAGGCTGTGAAAGCCTACGAAGAAAGCAGCAAAAAGCACTGGGAAGCTTGCGAGCTCAACGAAACCAAAATCAGGGCGCAAAAAATTTTGTTCGATCTGTGCGACGATGGTTACAGCATGATCTGGACAATCACTGATGGCGCTGTTGGGCTGACGATCTGGAACGATTTCAGAGAGCCTAAAGTTGGTCAGTGTTATATGACCGAAAAAGGGCTGCGTGACATCTGGGTCGAAAGGCTGGTTGCACTGTGCATTGCCACAGGTCGGGAAGTCCCGAAGTTTATCACAGACAAGGCTGGTGAGTGCTGGTGACGAATTTTCGCAAGGCGCAAAGCCACAAGCGCAAATTAAAACTGGCGATGGCAGCTGGCGTGTCCAGAAACGATGCCAACAAGGTGCTTTGGATGGAGAAAACCATCAATCAGTGCTTTGAACGCCACAATCGGGAAGCCAGGCTAAAAGAGGAGATGCAGCGTGGAAGAAAAGTACTGTGAGCGCTGCGGTGTATTTCTTGGCCTTGTAAATCCGTGCAAGAAATACTGTGAAGAATGTAAAATCATTGTTCGCAGAGAACGGCAGGACCTTATAAAGAAAGGAATCAAGGCTAAGCCGGAACCGGCTTTATGCGCTTGGTGCAAGAAGCCAATGGTTCGGAAGGTCTGGTCTCAGAAGTATCACCCTGAATGCGCAGCAGATGCAAACAAGGCTTTGACCAAAAAGTACAAAGCCAAAAAGCAAAAAGAGATGAATGAGCTAAAAGCATCTGGTGAGTTCAAAATTACTTGGGATGTGCAGGAGCCAGAACGTGCGAGACCTCAAAAGCACGAGCCTCCAAAGTATACCGTGCGACAGATGAACGATGCCGCAAAACGATACGGCATGAGCTACGGCCATTACAGTACTTTACTTGCACAGGGAAAGGTGAAGGCTCCTGATGAACGGTAAATACTACGGCAAGCGGGAAATCCGCTGGCACAGCCGGGAGAAAGACCGGCTGGAACACATTCATAAAAGAAAGGACAAGAATGAAAGCATTCGTAGAAATTGCCCTGATTTGGGGCATTGTCCTGGCATTGGTTCTAGCAGCGTTCCTGCTAAACTTCTGGCTGGTGCATCATATCGAGCTTCTGGTCGGAGCTAAAATGACCTGGTACATTATCGGGATCAGCGCTCTGATGGCCACATGCTGGGTTTTCAGCACAGGTAAGAAAGCATGACGCTGGAAGATGCAATGAAAGCCAGGTACTTCAACATCAACGACCTTAGCCGCAGATCGGGAGTATCAAGGCCGACGATTTACAGCATCTTGGGCAAGCGAAAGAAGCAGAAAAGTTCCGTTCGGGTCGATACGCTTCTAAAAATCGCAAAGGCCTTGAATGCAAAGATTGCCATTAGTGAAAACAAGCCAAGCGGATTTGATATTGTCTTAAAAGAGGTGAAGAGAAATGAAAACTGTTAAAGGCACTGTATTGTGCTTTATAAGCATATCCATCGCCGTTGCAGCACTTGGATGTGGAAACGCCATCAACGGTGCTTCTAATAGCTGGGGGATGCTTGGATATGCGCTGCTGTCCGTCTCAATGCTTTTTACTGCTTTGATTCTCGCTATTATCGGCGTTAGCGCGGAGAATGAGCGTATTGAACGCGAAAACCGTAAGATCAAGCGAGTGGCCCACCACACCAACGAGTGGAGGGATGCTCAGTGAAATGCCCGATGTGCGGACAGGAAAGTGTTACGACCGTCGACACTAGAAACGAGGACGATTGCATTATTCGCAGAAAGCATTGCTTGAATAAAGAATGCGATTACCGGTGGTCTACCATTGAAATCGACACAAGCCAGTGGTACTCAGCTCTTCAAATCCAAGAGCACAGAAAACAGAGAGGACGGCCCAGAAAGAATGATGAGCGTGAACCTAGATAGATTCGGTGGCGTGACAGAGCCGGAGGGCGGCGTGTATTTCATGACCAACGAACAGATGGCAGAAGCGAAAGAAGCTGACCGGCTGGCAGCGATCGAGGACTTGCAGTCCGAGATTGAGGACAGGGAAGCAGAGTTGAAAGACCTCCGTGCGCAGTTGGCAGAACTGATGGCTGGTTGATTTCTATACAGCCGTATTAAGCCAAAGTAATAACAATGAAGCCTAATGAAGCCGAAGAAAGGAGGGCGATTTTATGAACGATAAGGAACTTGTCGAGTATCTTTGCAAATGGTTTTACGTTGATTCTGACGGTACGTTACACAGAAAAGATAGGAAAAACAGCGCAGGAAGCTACGATAAAGACGGTTATTTGATTGTAAAAATCAAAGGAAAACAATACAAAGCACACCGCCTTGTGTACGCACTTCATTATGGGCTAATGCCTATTGGAGTAATCGATCATATCAATGGAATCAGGACAGACAACAGGATTGAGAATCTTCGCTGCGTAACCCAAGCTGATAATGTTGCAAATACTGTTCAGGCCAGAAACACTTTAACTGGCGAGTACGGAATCTACGAAGACCGTTCAACGAAAGGTTTGAAACGCAGATATTCGTTCCACTTTAGCGGCAAAACATACCGATTCAAAACCATAGAAGAAGCTAAGAAAGCAAAAGATGCTTTATGGAAGGAGAAATATGGAAACACTTGTGAAGCTTTCCAAAATTCAAGGCGAGCTGAAAGCCCCAAAAAGCCAGCGCAATTCTTTTGGTAAGTACAATTACCGCAGTTGCGAGGACATTCTGGAAGCAGTAAAACCCCTCCTTGCGAAATACGGAGCCTGTCTTGTTCTTGAAGACGAGCCCGTACAGAGTGGCGAGTACCACTATATCAAAGCGACTGCAACAATCTACGATTCGGAGACCGGAGACAAAATATCTAACACGGCATACGCCAGAGAGCCAAAGCAGCAATCTGGTATGTCAGATTCCCAACTTACCGGCACTGCAAGCAGCTACGCCAGAAAGTACGCCTTGAACGGTTTGTTCTGCATTGACGATACGAAAGACGCTGACACGGACGAGTACCAGAAGCAGACCACAAGCAAGTCAAACAAGCCTGCGCAGAAGCAAACGGAAGCGGAAACCATTCCCCCATGCGCTTGCTGCGGAAAGCAGTTGCAGCCTATTCAGTACAACAACCGCACAGTCACTCCGCTGGAAACTGCAAGAAGCACGAAGAAACGCTTTGGGCGTGTCCTGTGTTGGGACTGTGCCCAGAAACAGCCGAAGGAGGGCTAAACAATGCTTAATTCTATCGCAATTCAGGGGCGTCTGGTTCACACGCCTGAAGCTAAGGTCACGAAGTCTGGCAAGGATGTTTGCACGTTCAGCATTGCCTGCGACCGTCAGAGTGGCGGCCAGAAGGAAACCGACTTCTTTAACTGCACCGCATTTGGTAATACGGCACTGTTCGTTTCCAAGTGGTTTCAGAAGGGCAGCCTGATTCTGGTGACTGGTAGCATCCAGACCCGGAAGTATACCGACAAGCAGGGAAGCAACCGCACTGCAACGGAAATTATGGCGAACAAGGTTGACTTTTGCGGTGGCAAGTCTGACAGCAAACCCGCCGATCGGCCGCAGAATGCACCACAGAACTATTCGCAGGGAAACGCAGATGACTTCTCTGTGATTGACGATTCATCGGATTTGCCCTTTTAGGACATAAACCCTGACCACCTACCTTATATAAGAGCTGCGCTATCTGGCTGGACGGGCGTTTGAGAAGATGAAACACTTGGGCGACATTACAAAGATTCACGGCGACCAGATAGAGCCTGTGGATTGTATCACGTTTGGCAGCCCTTGTCAGGGCTTGTCTATGGCTGGGAAAAGGCTTGGATTTGACGACGACCGTTCCGTGTTGTTTTTGGATGCCGCAAGAATCATTAATGAAATGAGGACAGCCACCAATGGAATGTATCCAACTTTCGCTGTTTGGGAAAACGTGCCCGGAGCATTCAGTTCCAACGGAGGAGAAGATTTCAGAGCCGTGCTGGAAGAACTTGCCCGCATTGAACAGCCAGACGTTTCAATTCCTCGACCTTCGGGTAGGGGGGGGTAGATGGAGCAAAGCCGGAGCAATCGCCGGAAGCGGATGGTCTTTGGCATGGCGACAGCTCGACGCTCAATATTGGGGAGTGCCCCAACGCCGAAAGAGAATCGCTCTTGTCGTGGATTTTAGAGGACAACGTGCCACAGAAATACTTTTTGAGCGCACGGGCCTGCCGGGGAATCCTGACCAGAGCATCCCGGCGTGGCAAAGCGCTGCCGGACCTGCTCAAAACGGCTCTGATGGAAATGATCGAGTGGTGGGAGAATCAGACGCTCTTTCAGCCGGTCGTCTTTGATGCCAGGGGAAATGGCGACAGTATTATAGTCCCGACTATCACTGGAGATCACGAGTCCCGGGTGACGGACTACACGGCCATTGCGGTTGACCTGTACAACGGGGCCGTGACTGGCGATAAGGCTGCACCCATTACATGCAGGAGTATCGGGTCTCATTCCGGGCCGCAGGTGGCAGAACAAAGAGCTTTCAGCGAGCAATCTTACGATAGCTTCAAACAAAGTGAAAGCGGCGGAACGCTAAAGGGCAGCGGCGGCGCGGTAGGATATGGCGGGGAGTCTCTGGTAGCAGAAAAAGCGGTTCGTTGGATCGTCCGACGCCTGATGCCGACAGAGTGTGAGCGCCTGCAGGGGTTTCCCGATGGCTGGACGGACATCGGCGAGTGGACAGATACCAAAGGAAAGAAGCACAAGTACGCTGACAGCCCACGGTACAAAGCTCTTGGCAACTCAATTGCCTTATCACAGTGGGTCTGGATTGCGCAGAAGATGAAACCCTATTTGAGTACAAGCGCCACGTTGGGCAGTCTGTTCGATGGTATAGGTGGCTTCCCACTTGTCTGGCAAAAGACCTATGGAAACGGTACGGCACGATGGGCTTCCGAAATCGAAGAGTTCCCCATTGCCGTTACAAAAAGGAGATTCGGCGAAGAATGATTACCTGTTGTCTCAACTGCATATCACGCTGCACAGCTTGCCACGACACTTGCGAAAAGTACAAGGCAGAGAAGAAAGACTTTGAGGAGCGCAAGGCGTTCGTGCATGAGCTTAACCACAGCCAGAGCGTGTACCACCGCAACTACGAGGACAAGCATCGGGAACGTGGCAAGAAGCGGTTTCTCGGAAGTGAATTTAGAGGTGAACGATAAATGGGAGCTTTTATTGCAAGACAGCCTAACGGTTTGCTGTGTCGGTTTTCTTCGGTGGTCGATTGTGTCACCGATTACAACATGACCGAAGAAGAATATATCGAGATGTGTGCTGAAAAGGCACGAAAAGAAGCACGAGATGTTCTTGACCATTATATTAAGCCGTTTGAAATGGTTGACAGGTGTTTCTTTCCGAACAACATGACTACTGAAGAACACAAGCGGATTATGAAGGAAATGGAAAAGCCTGCTGACAGGGCAACTCATATTCCATGAATTTAGAGGTGAACAAGGGTGAAAAGAAAGTATAAGCCGGGCGGTTACATCATTTCGCTTGATGACTTGATGAAGCAGGAGTTTGTTTACTGCGCCGGAAAACTTGTTCACAAAGGCTGGTTTGGTAGCTGGCAACTGCAATATGCAAATAGCGAACTTGCTCGGCTACGTATCAGAGAAGCAAAAAAAATCGAGGACAACGCATGAACACCGGCAAGCAGTTTGAAGCAGATTTCAAAGCATCCGTACCAAAGGATGTGTGGTGCTACCGTCTGAAGGACAGTGCTGCCACCTACTACGGCGGAAACGAGAACTTGTCCTTCTCCATCGACAACATCTGCGACTTCCTTGTGTACCGTTACCCGATGAACCACCTGTTCGAGCTAAAAACCATTGAAACGCCCTCTATCCCTCTGGAAAAGGTGTTCGGCAAGTACGACAAGGCAAAGTGCAAATACCGCAAGGAAAAGCACATCACGGACATGGTGGATGCAATGGGGTACAGCGGTCAGACCGCTCATGTGATAGTCAATTACCGGTCGGTCAACCGCACCTTTGCAATCCCTGCCAGCAAGGTTCTGGCGTTCCGATACAACGAAAGCCGCAAGAGCATCCCATGGAAGTGGGCAGAGCAAGAGGGGATAGAGGTCAAAGCAAAAAGGCTGCGTGTCCATTGGCGGTATGACGTGGATGGGCTGTTAAAGAGATTGGAGAAAGAAAATGCAACTGTCTGAAAAACAAGAATTGGTAAGGCTTCTGGGGCTGTACCAAAGTGAACTCCTTATGGAGAACGAAGAAAACCTTAGAAAGAAAATGAGAAGCAATGAAAGCCCGAAGAAGGTTGTCACAGATTATTCATACGGCGTAAAAGCTCAGTATGAACACGCAAGAATCATCATCAAGAAACTTTCTGTTGAAATCGGAAAAGAGCTCAAGGCTAGTTGGGAGTTGTGGTGAAAATGACAATGGTATGCGATAGGTGCGGTGAAGCGTTTCCGCTTTCCAACGATGTGAAATACATGACACCGTTTGATGACGAACTTGACCAATTTGAAAGCAATTCTATTGTAAAGTGCCTTGCTGGAGATGATAAAGGGATTTACTCGATAAGAGATGAAACCGTTGTCCTTTGCCCCTCTTGCATGGCTGCGCTCAACGACTGGCTGAAAGGAGAACAGAAGTGAGTAAGAAAGTTTCAGACATTCTGCCCAAGACGGAAATTTTGGCGCAGTTGGCAGAAGAAGCGTCCGAACTGGCACAGGCTGCTGCTCCATCTGGTGGATTGCAACCGAGCTAGATAAAATCGAAACGAAGATGAAGCGGTGAGAACGTGAACGAATGGATTAGTGTTAAAGATAGACTTCCTGATATTCCGAAAAACGATTTTGCCAGCGATTATGTTTTGGTTCACGACAAAAAAGCTGGTGACTGGGTAGCCTATTATGATGCAAACGGTGGTTGGTGTGAAGCAAGAGAGTGCATCCCATTCAAAGATGTTACACATTGGATGCCACTCCCAAAGCCACCGAAGGAGGTCTGACACATGGCAACACCCCCAAAGCGTGGTCGTGGCAGACCGCCGCTGACCGAAGCTGAAAAGAAAAAGCGTGAGAAGCGAGCGCAAAAGGCGAAAGAAGAAGCCGCTGCGAAGCGTGAGAAAGAGCGAGAGAAGAAGAAACAACAGATGCTTAACAAGCGGAAATCTATCCGCTCGCAGGTGAGTAAAAAGGTGAAAGAACAGCAGGAGTTAGCAATCACGAGGTCTAAGATGCTGAATACAGGTGATTTGCAGTCGAGAATTGGTGATGAAGAGGACAAGAAGGTCATCGGCATGATCGCAGCCAAGTATTTTGGAGACCTTCCGAGCGTGGACATGAACAACCCGATTGAAGTGCAGCAACGCCTTGATTTCTTTTTTGACGCTTGCATCGAAGCCAGAATCTCCCCTGTGGTGGAATGGATTGCATTGGTGCTGGGCATCGAATGGCCTAGCCTGAGACAGATTATGACAGGCAAACGCCGTGACGACAGCTTGCAGCAGAAGTACATCTTGAAGCTAATTCTGCAAATGCAGTCCATGTGGGCATACAACGGTATGTATGGTCAAGAGAACCCGGCAGAGTGGATTTTCCGAGCCAAGAACTACTTCGGTATGCGTGACAACGTGGAAGTCACCGTTGCGCCGCCTGAACAGCCGTTGGGCGATGCCCAGAGCGCAGAACAGCTCGCCCAGAAGTACCAGACGGCTTTGCCGAAGGGGATTGATGTGGAGTACAGAGAGGTAGCGGAAGAATGAAAGAACTCATAACTTTCTTCTTATTATCTTGGGCGGTAGCTTTTTTGATTATCAACAATTTTAACGATAAGGAGTAAAACATGAAAAAGGTAGCAACTATTATTTCTTCTGTGGTAGCAGCATTTTTTGTTGCAGTGGTTCTTTTGCTGTGTTTGGAGAGAGTGCCTGTTGGTTATGTTGGAGTTGTTTATTCGGCACGGGGCGTTGAGCAGAACACCTTGTCGCAGGGCTGGCACTTCCTCTCGCCGATGAAACACGTTAGCAAGTTTCCTATCAGCCAGCAGCAGCTTATTTTTTCAGACGACCCAGCAGATTATAACGCAAAGGAACACGCAGATTGGCATATTGATGCTCCTGCAAGCGGTGGAATGGTTGGAGTAAACCTTACCGTAAATTATAACTTCATTCCAGACCGTGTTGTTGAACTTTACAGCCGCTTTAACGGAATGGATGGCGAAACGCTTGTGGAAAGCCGCATCCAGAACAGCATTATCGCCTACGTCAAGGAGGTAACACCCCAGTTTTCTGTAATGGATATTTATTCTGAAAAGAAAACGGAAGTAAACAACGCAATCACAAATTATTTGAACGAAAAGCTTACCAATGAATACGGAATCAACGTTTCAAGTGCCCTCGTGATTGACGTAGAACTGGATGACACTTTGACCGAAAAGATTAGAGCGAAAGAACAAGCAAAGCAGGATGCTGAAATCGCTGAACTGAACAAGCAGACCGCTCTTGCACAGGCTGAGACCGACAAGGTGAAGGCTCAGACGGAAGCCGATGTGAAAGTGATCGAAGCACAGGCAGAAGCAGAATCGAATCGTATCGTGTCTGAATCCATCACTCCCGAACTTATTCAGATGAAAGAAGCTGAAGCCAGACTGAAGCATGGATGGGTTACTGTCAATGGCGCAGATACAGTCGTAACAAAAGCTGATTGATGGGTAACATATTCCGTGCAAAATCAAAGACTGGAAAGCTGACAAAGAAATTCTGTTTAAGGATGTTAGGGAGAACGAACAATGAAAATCATTACATATCCTGACGGTCGTTCGGAACAGGTTGGAACGCCATTAGAACTAGCGCAGTTTATGCATAGTTTGATTGAATATCAAACTATGCAGAAGTTCAAGAATCTGATTGATTCTATCCCACAACAGATTGAAAGCCCAAATAAAAAACGCGCATCTAAAAAGAAAGCAGGCGAATCTAATGCAAACTGACAGAGGAATCTACCACAAGCGAGTGTGCGACCGCTGCGGAACAGTTCTGGGCGGCAGAATGATGAACCCTGACGAATACTTCAAGGACTGGGCGTGGCGCAGGGACACAGGCGACCTGTGCCCGGAGTGCTATGAGGAGTATAAGCGAGTGATTGGGCGGTTCAATGCCAACAGAAGGAGAAATAGAGGGCAGATATAATGAAAAAGTGCGCTCTTTACAGCTGCAAACAGTGCTTTGCGACCATGGCGGACGAAAGCGATGTCAGAATCGACAAAGACATTGTTGATTGGATGTTTGAAAACGAAATGGAAGAAAGCAAAATTGGCTTTATCGCAAAATTCAAAATAAGCGATAAAGTCCTCATTCATCGTTGCGCCAACAACACTGTTGGTTTATGCGAGTTTATCGGATGGAAGGAGACAGAAGAATGAACTTCTACTGCACCACCGAACACTGCTCTTGCATTGGCATCAAACAGTTCTCCGCTGGTAAGGCTATCCGATGCACGGCAGAATCCTGCAAGAACAAATCCGAGCCGTCCTGTGGCTCTTGCAAATGGTACGCAGAGCCGAAGGGCGTGTGCGTGAACGACCAGTCAGAACACGTTGCAGACTTCGTGTGGGATGAACGTGGCTGCAAGGAATGGGAGAAGAAAGATGAAACGTCAGCAGACCTATAAAGGGTTTATTGGCAAGGGATGGTACGACCAAAGCGAGTTTAGCCATTATTTTGCAGCGTGGGCAAACCACCGCAATAACTGGGCTATTCGTAAGGCTGACAACCGCAAACTGGCAAAGGCGAGATTGAAGCAAATTGAACGCCAGCAAATCAGAAAGGAAACGGAAGAGTATGACAACGGGAGAGAAAATCAGGAAGCGTAGGCTTGAACTTGGCATCACGCAGAAAGATGTTGCAAGGATAATTGGAACAACCAATGCGTATGTAAGTGCCGTTGAAAAGCAGAAGCGTAGCGTGAAGAAAGAAACGCGGCTGGAAAAATTCGCAGAAGCCCTTCAATGCAGCGTGAACGATTTGAAGTCAGACGCACCTAAAGGCATGGTAGACCCCACTAATGATAACTTTGGAGCGGTTTGCAACTGCGCTGTGCGCTATTGCTTGGGCAGACGTTCATATATGCCAAGCTTTGTATGCGGATACATCACACCGCTTCTGCCAGAGCTGACCGACAAGACCCTTGATTGCTTTGAACGTGACATTGCAGGACGCAAGAAGATTGATTTTGACTTTGGCATGGGATGCGACTATGAGATGTGGGATACGTTCTACAAGGCGGTTTGCAATGAGATTGAAAGGAGAAAGAGCGATGGCTAACACCCTCTGGCATCCGGCAAGCGAACAGCCACGAGAGCGGACGCAGCCTTTGTTGCTTGCGACTAAGACAACGTGGCGTGATGAAGATGGAAAAATGTTGCAAGGAATCTCGCCGACAGCGTATTTTCTTGGCTGTTACGCAGACGGTCAGTTCTGGGATGAGATAGGCGAGAGACTGCCGAAAGATGTGATTGTAACGCATTGGATGTCGTTTCCGATGGTGTGAGGTTAAGAACATGAAAAAACTTAAATTTCCTGAGGATTTCTTTGCATACGACAACCCGGACTGTCCCGACAATGACATTGAAAAAGCCGTAAACAGGATGAAGAACTGGATGAAGGGTGAGACCTACAAGAGCAACCCTTGGTTCTTTATGGCTGCTGGCAACTATCTGATTGTCGGTCTGATCGCTGAGGATGGGCAGAAAACAATCTACGTTGCACGGCAGTATTATGAGATAGTCAACATTCCGGGCGAAGGCTGGCTACGTGAATCTGACGCTGAGTGCCTGTTTTAAGGAGAATTAAAGATGGAAGAACTTAAAAGATGCCCATTCTGCGGTGGAAAAGTTGCCATTGCCGAAGCAGGCGACTATTTGACAAGCTGGATGTCTATAACAAGAGGAGTCGGCAAGAATGGATGCAAGTGCCGGGTATTCATGGAAAGCAAGCTATACAACTCTGATTGTTCCAAAGTTGATAAAGAAAAGATTAGGAAAGACCTTATCGAAGCATGGAACAAACGCTACAAAGAGGATTGAGCATGGACAAAAAACGAGACAGCTTTACATTCCAACGATACTACTTTGAAGCCATCTCCACACTCAAAAGTAAAGAGAAGTTGGAACTCTACGACGCAATCTGTGCATACGTTTTTGAAGAAAAAGACGCAACTTTGAACTCAAAAAAAGCAGAATCTTGTTTCATTTTGATTAAGCATCTGCTCGATGAAGAATCAAAAAGAAGCGATATTGCGTCAAAAGGGTTGTCTACACGAAAGTCATCTCATCCTCATGTCATAAATGAGATGAAAGTCAGCTCATCTATGAGTTCAAAGTCAGATGACAATGAGCCCATTGTATCAACTGACAGTCAGATGAACGTCAATACCCTGCCGGAAAGTGCGGTCAAAAAGAAACCTGACATCTTCTCCGACTTTGCTCATGGCGATAAAGCCTTGCTGGAATCCCTGCGAGAGTTCGCACAGATGCGTACAAGAATCAAAAAGCCTATGACAGACCGGGCAAAACAGATGCTCTGCAACAAGCTGGAAAAGTTTGACCGGCATGACTGGAAAGCCATTCTCGACCAGAGCATCTATGCCGGATGGCAGGACATTTACGCACTGAAACAGGATGACCAGTACGAGCAAAGTACGGAGATGGAGTTTCCTAGACTATGACAATGGACGTTCAAACGGTATTTATCGGTGCGCTGATGCTCTGCAAGCCGGGCGTTGTGGATGAAATCATACCAGACCTTGAACTTGACTTATTCAGGCCTGAGCTGAGAGACGCTTTTGCGGCTGTTCAGGGCTATTGGACGGCTAGGGGTAAGATAGATATAGTCGAGATAAACACGCAGCATCAAGACGTAGCGCAGACGCTCTTGGCGTGTGTACAAACCTGTGAATCAGAGTGTGTGCGAATTGACAGGGAGCAGATGCAGCGTTGGGCACAGCTTATCAGAGAACAAGCTGCACTCACTCGTGTGCAAGGTCTGGCATTTCAGATGACCAGCGAACTTACCGACTATTCTGATCTATCAGACATTTACCAGCAGATGGGCGAAGCAATGAGCCTGAAAGCTGAGGAAGAAGATGCGTGGACATACGAGGATGTGCTGAACGACTATTTGCTTCACATGGACGAGAAGCCTGTGTATATAAAGACAGGCCTAGAGCGTCTGGATGAAGCGCTGCACATCTCACCGGGTGATTTTATTATCATCGGTGGCAGACCGTCTGCGGGCAAAACAGCTCTGTCCTTGCAAATAGCAGCAAGCATGGCAAAGCAGGACTACACTGTGTACTATTTCAGCTTGGAAACCAGCAAACGCAAGCTGGGCGCACGTCTGATGGCTAATCAAATATACTGCCCTCTGGACACGGTGAAAAATAAGGCGGTCAGCTTGAATGAGATTGACGGACAGGCAAAGAACATGAAGATGCCCTTATATATCCGCTCCGCTGCCGGAAAGAACGTGGCGTGGATGAAGGCGCAGGCTCTCCGTAAAAAGGCTCAGGTCATCTTCGTAGACTATCTTCAACTCATCCACGAAACAGGCGCAAAGGACAGATATGCCGCCATTACAGCCATATCCATTGCCCTGCACGAACTGGCACAGACCACAGGCATTGTTGTGGTGGCACTGGCACAGCTCAATCGAAACCCATCCAAGCCCGGAGCAACGCCTACCAACTCCGACTTGCGAGAGAGCGGACAGATTGAACAGGACGCAGATGCAATCATCCTTCTGTCCGGCGACAACCCCGACAAGTACCTGTTTCGGCTGAGCAAGAACAAGGAAGGTGGGATAGGCGACCTTCCCATCACGTTTAACAAGCAGATTCAACGGTTCCAAGAGTATACTTGGATGGATTGATAATATAAAAATCAACAAACGGAGGAAAACGATTATGAAAAAGATTTTGACCGTATGTGTGTCCGCTCTTACGCTCATTATGCTGATGACTGGATGCAACAAACAGGTGGTAGACCTGACGTATAGCTACTCATGGGCACAGCTGAAAATGCCTGATGGAACGATTGTTGAGGGCAAGCTGAATAGTTGGGACGATTACGAGGGCGACCAGCTGCAAGTAAAGATTGACGGCGTGACCTATTTGATTCATTCGTCCAACGTGGTCTTGCGGCATTGAAAGCAAATACAGAATATGAGCGTATGGGCTGTCAGCAATGGCAGCCTTTTACATATACGCACACAGAAGCCCTACAAACGCTTTTAGCGTCAGATGGCAAAACCTATCGACTGAACACAGAAAACAGCGCTGGCACGGCTTTACGGTGCTGTGAGCGCATTGTAGAGGTCTACGACTATTGCAGGAGGAAAAAATGGAATACATGACAGCCGATACAAAGGTCAATGGGTACATGGTCTACCCTCGATTCCTCTCGACTATTGGCGTTAGCCCAACAGAGAAAATTGTTTACATTTACCTGTTCAATCGTGCAAGGTCGTCACAGAGGGCAAGCAGAAGCGGAAAGTTTGCTGACCAACTAGGGCGAGTATACATCGTGTATCCCATCAAAGACCTTGCTGCCGATACTGGATTCACAGAACGATGGGTCAAGAAGTCTCTGAAAGAGCTGGAAGAAGCCGGGTTGATCGAGCGCAAGCGTGAAGGAAAGAACAAGCCCGATAAGATATACGTCAAAGTGCCGAAAGAATCGTCAAAGAGCGAAAAGGGAGGTGAACAATCATTCACCTCTGAGGGGAACGATGCTTCACCTGTGAGGGGAACAATCGTTCACCTCCTTAATATAGAAGAAAAGAAAAGAAAAAAAGTTATTAAGAAAGCGGGCGACCCGCCCGATGGGAACGCCAGCACGCCGGACTTCGAGGATGTGAGCGAGTATTTTTTGGATGCCGGATGTGAGAATAGGCTTGCCAGCAGGTTCATGAACTACTATGAGGGAACAGGTTGGATGACCAAAACCGGAAAGCCTATAACAAACTGGAAGGCCTTTGCTGATATGTGGATTGACAGAAAGCAAGAGAAGCAACAGTACAGTGAACCAGAGTTCAATCGCCTGTAAAGGTTCTTTCCCCCTACAACCCTCTATCTCCAAAAGCTATACCGTTAGCCAGCAGGTCAGACCGTGACCAACATCTGCCGTCAAGTTCTATTGGCTGGATATAGGCATACCGTCCATCTGACCTCTACATTATGTCACCCTCTATCGTCCGGCGCACCGCGCCGACCGGGTGACCTCCAACGGCAACAGCATCTATCCTGAAAAGGGTAGCAACATCTGACCTGTCACCATTTGCGACTATTTCACATGGAGAATTGACTTCATTTTGCAGTTGGTTCGATATGTACAAATGTTGCGTAGCTTGACTGCGACTATCAGGCATAAATATTCATAGCAAAGCAGTATGGATTGGTTGGAATGTCATAGTGTATTACTGAAAATTAAATTGAGCGGAAACTAGCGGATTTGGATGGTACTAGTTATTATGCGAAATAATACGTGATTATCGGGAGTAACTATGTCTGT